GCTAATAATCTTTCTTTCCTTGTTAGGTCAAGGCCTGTGAATAAATCCTTTTGTTCTTTTGTTGTTAATTTACCTGTCTTAAATATATCGGCAACTTCGTCACGGCTTAATTTGAACTTATCGGGAAGCTTTATTTGTTCCATTCTTGTTTGAAAGTATTTCTCAATAAAGGCTGGCCCTTTCTTGCCGGCAAAGCGTACACCACCACCTATTATCCCGCCTTTAAGGCCAAGATCCAACAATTCAACCGCAGTCTTTGTGGCATTATTAGCGTCGGAAGGTACAAAATCAGAAAGGTTAATAATTTTATCTAAAGCTGCAAAAGCGCCAAGAGATAACGCTGTTGTAACAGGGGCTGCTGCAAGACCTGATGCTATTGCCGGGGCAAATACTAAGGCGAGATGTTCTTCGTTCGTAAGCTGTGTGGGGCGAATACCGGTTATTTTATGATTCCTGGATAGAACATCGATATTTTTCTCAACATCTCGCAGAGGTATCCCTGTTTGTTTTGATATTGCATATACATTCTGAGAGGTAGCAATTCTTTCTTCAGGGGATTGCCCATAAATATTCTTCAGCTGTTTACTTAGTTTATCTGTTATTCTACCAAGCAAGAAAAATTCAGCGACATCCGGGGCATAAAAGTTATTCTTCTTTTCTGGTGAAACATAAGATGCAGAAGCCCCTCCGAGCAAAGAGTCATACGGGGTTTTTGGTTGATCAAGCTGGTCAAAGATGTCACCTCTGGTGGCCGTAGCTGTAGCAGTTGATGGCCCTAGCTGATCAAAAATATCCTTTTTCTCATCAAGCTGATCGAAAATATCCACATGAATCCTTATTTATAGTGTATAACCCATTTTCCTAGCCATGGCACGTGCTTTATCTTTATCCCCTCCGGCTTTCTGTAAAATCCTTCTTGCCGTATCAGCGTCAAGCTGTTTTCCAGAATTAACATCTTGTGGAGGTATGTTTTGTCTTGGATTATAACCGGAATTAATACCTTGCATTAAGCTTGGCTGAGTTGCGTTTGTTGGTTTCGGAGTAGAGGCATCATCTTCTCCACCACCCTTAACTTGATTTAATAAAGTTTGATAAATCTTCCGGAATTGAGCTTGTCCTTCTGGAGTATCCATATCAATTAAATTATCTTGTGCCATTTTGACAGCTTGAGCCAATACATTTGCTTCTATAGTGGACCTAGCAGACACTTTATTTCGTAATTCCTGCTCTTTAAGGCCATATTGCCCTGCGATATGTTGCTTTCTCTCACCACCGGCAAGTTCCTGAGAGCTTCTCTGCATCTCCCAAGTGTGCTTCATAATGGCCAAATCAAGAGCTTTCTTGTTTGTTAAAACTTTTAAAGGTACTCCAAACTTAGAAGGGGCCATCTCATACATTTGCCCCGGTGTCATTTGTTGGGCTCTTCCTGGCATTACACTCCTCCCCCGCCGCGGCTACCTAGAGAGGCCATCTCATCGGCACCAACAACCCGGCCTTGAATAATTATCCCATTAAGCCCGTACTGCGTAATGAGCTGGCTCAATATCTCTGGATTCTGCTGAATTAACTGCATGACAACCTGAAAAGGCACCTTGGATATTTGCGGCCACATCGTAATAAGCCGGTCCATATTCACATAACCTTTCTCATCAATCACTTGAGGTAATATCTGCTTTAAAGCGCCCATTATTTCAGATATCTGAGTTGTTGCCGTGTTACCACCGCCAACAGTTGTCATTGGCGGTTGAGCCGGTTGATTTATTGCTGGTCCACCGCCACCGCCGGCCATCTGTGCGGCTCCCATCTGTGGATTTATTCCTGGCATCTGATGCCTCCTTTATTAAGCAGTTACAAAACCTCTATTCATATCAAAATAAGTATTTTGGTTTTGTTGTGGTGTACTTTTTAATGAGAATATTTCCGCTAGAACATTCTGTAAAGCGTCATAATCTTTTACTTCCATTGCATAACGTAACTCATTGTCACGTCCCATATAAGTCGCTAACTCCATGGCACTTTCATAATCGAAATTACCTTGCGCCATTGACTTTCCAAGAATGTCAAGTTTGAAATCAATTGCCTTCGCCATTGCCTGATTCTGAACTTGTTGTTGATACTCAGCAATAGCTTGATCATATTGAGTTGTTATATTGTCCAATTCTTGACGAGCCTGTGTTGAGCTATACGGATCTTGCCCATAGTTAGCATACTGAACCATTAATGAATCTATTGACTGTTGTTTTCTTTCTTCTAATTGGCGGATCCCTTTATCATCAGGAGCATAAAATTCCTGACTTAAATCAGCTAATGAGGTATTAACATATTTATCTAACTGTGCTCTGGTAGCTTGTGGGAGCGCTTGGAAATTATCTAAGCCTAAATATTCTGCGGCTTTGGATAAATTCTCGGTAGCATTACCGCCTAATTCAGGTTTAGGTATTGTAGTTGACAATCCTGCCCCTAATAATTTTAACCCGTTTGCCCCGGTTAATATTTTTGATAAATCAAAACCACCAGGTGACCCGGGCAATTGAGGCGTTGTCCCGCCACCGGCAAAAATTGAAGCGCTGCCGCCTAAGTTTGCCGGGCCTGCCAAGCCTGGAATACCAACGACCTTATTTCCTATACCAGGAAGGGTGTATGTTCCGCTGTATCCGGATGGCGTTGGAATACCAGTAGAACCTGGCGCTAATTCAACGCCCCCTCCAGGAGTAGTCCCACCAGCAAGGCTTTGAATCTTATTCGTAATCGAACCAACCCCACCTTGAAACCCGCTAGATAATTTTCCAAGAAAACTTGAACCAGTCGGAGCACTTGTATAACCTTGCCCAAATCCACCAGCGAATAAATTAGATCCATATTGACCTAAACCGGCAGATATCGGGGCCATCCAATTCCCTGATTTTATAGCCCCCGGAACTTCACCGGCAGCCGCGGATACGGCTGAAATAAACGGACTGCTGGCCGCTGTAGCCCCGCTGAGTCCTCCTGTGGCTATTCTCCACCATTCACCCTCACCTTGATCACCAAATGCCCCTGCGGCCGTTGCAGCGCCAAACCCGGCACCAACAAGGGTACCAAGAACAGGATTAACAAGGGAAGCAAACCCAATGGCTATTGGTTGTAATATTTGACCGACATTCTTCCGGCCGCGGATTTTCTTTGCTAAAGAATAAGGTAAAGGTTCGTTCAGCGGCCTTTCAGTCAAAACATACCCATCGTAATCACCGGAAGGCATTGGGTCACCGTTCTTAATAAAGACAAAGTGATCCTTTTGATGAAATATTGCCGGCCGAGATACTTGCACTAATTCATCAGGTTCAACTTTGCAAAAGTATAGGCGTAAACCATTATCCTTTGCCAGGTGTATTAGCGTAAACATTGACACCTCGTGTAATTCGGCCATCCTCTCCAGGGCTTCTAGCCCGCAACATTTAGACATTTTATGCCTCCTTTAATCTTTTTATGAAAGAATTTTCCTCTGTCAACATTAAACCAGGCCGCTTCATCAACAATATCTCCGAAACGCCTGGATAAGCTCTCTTTAATAGTCCGCATCATTTTACGTTCCGTTGTGAGACATGCCGGGATATACATTATATTCCCTTCATTAATATTATCTGGCAACAACCACTTTATCTTATTGATTTCTTTTTTACTTTTCTTATCAACAATGACCCAACTACAAAATCCCTTCAAAACTCCTTCTTTATTACGAAAAGTCATCACATGTCCTTCATTAATTAATCTTATAAAATGAACATAAAAACTTTTTTGATAATGTGACCGCGTAGCAAACACGCCGTTCTTATCATAAGAATCCATAAGACTCTCGATCTCATCAACTTCAACACATTTATCTTCTTGGATGAATTGGATCATTATTTACCTCCTCCAATGCCGCGTTGGCTTCCAAGAATTGTCCAAATTCTAAACGCCGGATTTGTTGAATTATCAGCTATTTTAAATTGGATCATATTATCAACTCTGCCAGGCGACCAATTATGTGAATTAGCGTTTGCTGTCATAGTATTATCAACCCATGTTGTTTCCCAGTCAGCCCTCCATGAAAATGTCGGGGTACATGAAACAGAAGCGGTTTCTACTTCAACTTCATCCATTTTTTCTAATATAATAGGATTACCTATTTTTTCAGATGTCCAGAATCCATTTATTGCTGTACCGGAATCAGAGTTAGAACTGTTTGTAAGATACGTAACACCGTTTGTCGCTCCCTGGACATAAACAACGCGCTTACCAGATCCGTTATCTGCTGTCACGCCATAAGTAAAATTACGATTCGTCATCGGCCAGAAAGCTTTCAGCCGGTAATCATAAACAATTGAATAATTTGGTACTGTCGCTGTACCGATACAGACAAATAACTCATACCAATTAAGATCAAAATGTACCGCGGCATAACAGGCATTAAGTGCGCTGTCATTAATATTCTGCATATAAACTGTAGCCACTCCATTTGTCACGTCAATTGAATCACTTATTTCTTGCGCGTCAAACCCGTCACAAAGATATAACTTTTTATTTGTGCCAAGGAATAAGACAACCTCACCATCAGGAGTATCAACATTCTTAACTGACCGCGGTGACTTTGTTCCTGTTGTGCTCTTAATGGTTCGTATTTCGACAAGGGGTGAAGGTGATCCTGTATATGTAAACCGATGGATAGAGAACCCTTTCGTTACATAAAGGCGCCCGTTCAATAAAAACCCGCCGGTTATTCCAATATCATTTTCAGTATAAATCGTGTTTGAACCATATAAACTTCCTGAAAAATTATTATAACTATTTACAGACGAATGTGTAATCTGATCTTCTGACCCAACAACATTAGCGTACCAAGCATGATTTTTCCAATTAAAGACAAATTTTGCTTTTGGAGCTGTACCGGTTCCTCCAGTAATAATATCAAAATGGCTTGCGTCACTTGTTGTCATTTTCTGTATCTCATCCCAACTGTCTGTTGACATGAGAAGAACCCCATTAAAATTAGAAAAATACATTGTGCTTGCGGAAAAAGCTGTGCCACTCGCGCTATGAGCTGATATCGCGTCCCAAGTACCATCCCATACCCCACCAGCAATATCCATCTTGAATAAGGAAGACCCCCAGAAGCTTACCAACCATTGCGCTGTTGAAGAGCTACCGCGCACCCAATTATAAAGCCCATTTCCGTTACCTGACGCTGCTGTAGGATTCAAGACAGTGATACCAAGCCGTTTTCTAAGGATTGCCCCCTCACTATAAACATCCTGACAATCAACAGAATATTTCATATCAATATTTTTAGGCGGGGTCTTTGTAACTAACCCCCCCGAAAAATCTTTCATCTCCAAATTCTCTCTGCCGCGTATGCTTTTCATAATTACCTTTTCCCAAAAAATTGTTTTAGTTCACTTACATTTGCGCGTTTACTTTCAACGGTCTTATCCAAAGAAATTGCTTCAGAATAAAGGCCAGTCCATTTCTGGGTCTGTGCATTATCCGGGTCTGCTATCAAGGCTGCCTTATATAAAATAGCATCATCAAATCGTGCCGGCCATTTTGATATTTCACTTATTGTATAACTTATCCCTGTCCCGCTTGTAAAGCTGAAAGCCCCTGAAAGCGTTAACGCGGTATCATTGGCAACGGTTGAAATCTTCGCCCATTTAGAAGCTGATCCTGTACCATCAGCGTCATTACGAATATAATAAGTATTTGCTGAGGTATTAACATTGGTTGACCATAATGGCGCCCCAGCAGCTACAACAGCCGTACCGGTCGTAAATGTCACTGTGCCGGTAGTGTATTCAGTTAATGTCGTTAACTGAGGAATGTACCAATATCGTAAAATATCAGCTGTGCTCGGCGCGGACAGGACTAAGATATACGGTACTTCCGATATCCATTTAACGGTGTAAGCCCAAACATCACCGATAATACCATTAAAATCCAATTCAAATTCATCATTATCTTTCGGTTCAAGAAACAATTGGGAATTACTTAAATACCTGCTTACAACTTTAGGATCTGTCGGATCATCTTCAACCATATATGCGAAATCGCTTGCTAATTGATATTTATCCTGAAATAAAGTATATGTTAACCCAGACCCGGTTGACCCTATCCAGGATAAAGAATTTTTGGAAGTCAGAAGAGTCGCGGCAGAATAACTAACACGGTACAACCGGTCATAACCATTTACCTTTATCAGATAATCTTCATGCGCTGAAGTCCATACTGTTGTTGCTCCTTGGATAAGAGCCGTGCCACTTCCAACGGTAACGGTTCCTGTTGTATATTCAGATACCAAATTAATGAAAGCTTCTTTACGAATATACCGTTCAGGTAATAAACTCGGTAGATCGTTGCTATATACCTGATTGACTAATCCCCAATATTTTGCCTCTTGGTTAGAAGCTGCCTCACGAACCAATTCGTTCTGGACAACTTCCACAATCTCCGTTGCAACTCTTCTTCCGTTAATGCTCATCTTTATCCCCCTCTTGCAAAAGCCCGTTAAGCTCTTTTATTTTATCTTGATAATTCTTACGATCTGTAGTTATTCTTATCTGTAAATCAAATATTTCAGCTTTTAGTATTATCACCTTGTCTAATTCTTTTTGGTTTGGTGTCATGGTTTCTCCCAAAAGTTTAATTTGTTTAATTCATTAAATTGCTCTCCCAAGACTTGTTTCCAATCACTAGGCACAACCTCAACTTTAGTACGTATCTTGTGAAGCCCTTTAAAGCCGAAGATAGAATCATCTTCTTTATTCACCTGTTCTTCAATTAACTCTATCTTCATTACCACCTCCGTAATTAAAAGCCTTGTTGTAACCCTTGAACCTGTCCATAATGGTCATTGATAATTCGGTAGTTAGATACTTCTTCCACTCATCTATATCACAAGCATTGACCTTGCCCTCGCCCTTATGCGGATATTTATTTAGATACATAAAATCGGGGTCTTCGGCTGTATTTTTCACATCATTAAAGTCGTGTTCAAAGTGGTCTTGTTCCAAATCTACATAGAGTTTCTGCATCGTTTTTTTGGGGTTATCCGCCAATTCCTCATACTTAATTAAGATTACACCTTTCGGTGTTCTTCTTAATAAATCTTCAATGCCTGTAAGCGGAGCACCTATTATCCCCTGTGGGCTGAACATATTATCGGCTCTTGAAAATATCGTCTTTGCCTGTGGTGTCTGGGACTCATCAAGTATCGGGTTCTTACGGTGCTGTTTCTCAATAGAGGCGAATACGTTTCTTAAATCCCTTACCAAACATATCATCTTGCCTTCAGGAAAGAGCTGGTTAAATACTAAAGCGTTGCTCGACCAACCTCTTGACTTATCAAAGACCACCTTATCGGTATTGTGCCATGCCTTCGCTATTGCCCGTAATGTTCTTACCGTGCGTTCATCCACTTCCTCTCTGTGTAGGCTTAACATACTCTTGAACTCTGGTGAGGTTGACCAGAGGTGGCTTATCTGACTTAACATCTGCGATAATATGCTCGTTGTCGTAGCATGGAAACGTGGGTTCTGGTTTAAGATATTACAAAGTAAAGTTGAACCCGCTCTTGGTAATCCAGTAATTACATTCATGGCATTTGTGTTATTAAACCGTTTATCTTTGTTAGTTTTGCATCAATCTCAGTTATCTCTGTTGTCGTATCTATTTGCTGTTTTAGTAAAGTGTCTTTTCGTTCAGTAAGCCGTTGTTTTATTTTCTCAAGACGTGCTTTTGAGACTCCCATTGTTGCTTTACCTTCAAATATCTTTATATTATCTAACATTGGAAAATCCATAATATCTCCTTATGCAATTTTAGTTGCTGTTCCTGCGTCATCCGTAAACCATAGTTCAGCAGGGGTTGTATTCTTAACCCATATCTGTCCCCACCCTGCAACATCTGCGGTATCCACTGCCTTCTCTTTAAGGAATATTGAGCCATTATCACGAATAGATGAGCCCGCACCTACTTGTAAACTATCAGCAATAACATTTGTGCCTACTCCGAATTGAAAGGCGTTTTGAGCAGTTGCATGTATCTTTGCAGTGCTCGCAAATCCAAATACGGCAGAACCTTTCCCTTCGGCATAAAGATTATACTCATACGCATAGCCGTGTGCGAAAGAACCGTGTCCTACTGCTTTTATATAAGCGTTATTTCCATAACCATAACAAAAACCACTTGCAAATGACCCTTGTCCAGATGCAGTTATATCAGAAGTGGAATCTCTTGCAGATGAAAATCCTCTTGCAAATGCTCCACTCCCCGAAGCAGTAATCTTTGCGAGGTATGCATAAGAATAGTAATGATATGAATATCCTTGCACAAAAGAACCCGTACCATTTCCTAATAAAGAACATAAGTTATCGTATAAATGTCCTATTACTTTACCAGATTTAACTCCAGCTGTACTGCCCCCTACCGCAAATAATTGAACTGTATGAACACTATTAAATCTTTTAGCGGCAGAACCTAAGTCATCTATTTGGTCTGAATCAGAAATTATACTTGTATTAAGTTCCACACTTGCGAGATTAGAAAGTGCGGTGTTAGCACCCGCACTACCAGCTGCTTTGAATATGGCGTTCCCTGTGCTGGTATCTTTTGTAAGGACATGCTCATTAGTGGCACCAGAAACCGCAGTAAGGGCGTTTATTGCCGCTTGGGCAGTTGATTGACCAGTCCCGCCATCTGTTAATGGAACATCTGTCCCACCAGCACGATAAACATAAGCACCGATGCCGTCAAGATACTGGAACTCTGTGCTTAATGAATAAGCTCCGACCACAAATGATGTCCCTGTTATCGCCCCCGCTCCGAGAGTGCCTGTTATAACTGTATTACCCGATATGCGCACACCAATATCAGCCACTAAATCTAAATACCCGTCATCATTGGAAAAGATATAAACCCCAGCGTCACCAAATTGAATTTGTTTATCTAACGCAAAGCCGGCGTGATCATCAAAATATATGCTTCCTGTAACATCTATATCTGGTGAAGAAAATGGCGTACCCGCCCCGTCAGCAGAAATAACTATCCGGCCATCAGCACCGAGATCTATAAATACGCCAGTATCAAATCCTTCTAATTTGTCTACGGAAGTAATATCAAAATCACCAGCATCTAAATTCTGGCCAAGGCCATCAATATAAGCCAAACCATCTATGTATAAATCTTTCCATTCAACTAATGAAGAGCCGAGATCAGAGGTATTATCTGCCCCACCAGTTACTGACGTATCATTTATAATAAATATTTTAGCCATAATTTACGGTAATGAATAAAAGTTTACAGGGAGTTCTACCGTTTCAGCTGTGGGTAAACTTCCACTACAAGCTTCTGCATAAAAATTTGGAAATATTACTGAACTATCTGATTTGAATAATGTTGAAATAACCCCTTTCCCAGGAAGGTCTCCATTTGTTTGATCAATGGCAAAGGAAACTATATCCCCCAAAACGACACTAACAGTACCCGTTGATACACCACTAACTCCCCCAGAATTTATAGTCATGGTTAACGCGGTATCAACATGGTTTTTCCTTAAAGTTACAATTACTGTTTCACCAGCACCTACAGGATTTGGAAAATAACACTGTATTTTAGTAAAATCACCTTCATAAGGAACAACATTATACCAGAGTAAACTAGCCTGGCTAGGGGATATATTACCACATATTGGCGTTTCCGTAACTACACCAGAATCCACCCCCTGATAATGAAGAGTATAAATAAATTCCCCAGGCGTATCGGGGACAAATTCAGTACAAACGCTTAATGTGCAATCAGGCCCTGGTGAATGTTGAGGCCTTATTAATGCTCTAAATTCACCCGAATTAAGTTGAACAACTGATGAATCAACAAAATTTTTATCCGACGCATCCAGCGTTGTAAATCTATTTAAAGCTGAAGCATTATAATTTGTGCCACCTGTTCCAGCGTCTACAGTCCAAAAAAAGCTATCCCTTTGGTTATTGTTTGTTGCGTCTACATCTTGTCTTCTGGAAATTCGCATATTTGTTAATGCACCAGATGTTGGTGAATATAACCAAAACCCGTGATAAAAATCATTTGGACCAACAGACTTATTAACAGCATTTTCAATATTACAATGCCCTGGCATTTCTAAATATGCAGCACCCCCAAGAAGTGCAGACCTCCCGAATAATGTTTGGTTTCCTGCATTATGTTGAACAGCATAGGATATTGTCAATGGAGATCCTGTCCCATAATTTGAAACCGAACCAATATATTGAACCTGGGTATCCACATAATCGTGACTATCAATAGGAACATCAAAATCTGCATAATTGTATGTTTGTGTTCCTACGAGACTTACTGATAAATTTGTTGTGATAAAATTTCTCCTTAACGTACATTTTATTTTTTTACCGATCCCAGGAGCCAACCCGCGCGCAACGACAATTCTTCGATAGGTTGACGCATTAACTGTTTGAGAAACAAGGTTGACCTGTAAATTTGTTGTGTATCCTGTTGTGTATCCCTTAACTAAATTCCCACATACGCCTGCGTATAAAATTTTAGCCTGATACGCAGAAGCTGCCCTATCGTAGAATTGTATCGGTTTGATAGAACGATCATAAAATTGTATCGGTTTATCTACCATTACATTTCAATCCTTATTGCTCCATCAACATATCCTTGCAGATAAGCTGACGCGGAACTATACGTCCAATATACATTTCCGGCTAAACCATTAAAAACCATTTTATACTCCGGGGAAACCTGTATTCCATAAGTGTCCATTGCCACAACATAAGTACCGAAAGAATAAAACCGTAATACGTCCTCATCAGCTGAAAATTCTGGGGTTATCCCAGTGTCACCATCAGCATCCCAGAGAGCCATTGTACCAAACGAATTAAACCCGATCGCCGCCCAGACACCATTTATATGCACATAAAGCGCCAGGGTCGAACCGGATGATAAGACTCCCTGTTCTCCATCATTAGCCAACCAATCAGGAGCGGTATCGAATACACGAAACTCATACAGCCCCCGGTTGATAATGGTCTGCGTATAATCCATGAACTCAATAAGCTCAAGGTCCCTTATTTTAACTACTGTATCCGGTACTTTCATAATTTAACTTTTTTTAATAACCGTTTATTTACTTTATATAATTTTCTCGGGCTTATGCGCTTCTTCCATACTCCGGTCAATACAAAATTGACAACCTCTGAACAGTACCATTTATTCTTGTCGTTAATTGCACTAAAGGGCGTTAAGAACCCGAATATACCAAGCCAATCATACTTTAAACCTAAACATGAATCTGCCCGTTCAAGTATTTTATCTGGTACGTAATCAGCATCATAATCATAGACATCCCAACGATCCGTATTCTTTAATAATACATTACCGTTAATCCAACGCGTTCCATTACTTTTCTTGGAATCTTTTACCCTATTTCTGGTTGTTGAACTGAAATAACACCAAACGCCATCGATTTCAATTCCAATTTCAGAATGAGAATAGGGAGGAGTACCAATATTCGGTAAGTATGTCCACCAAGATATCAGGTCATCAACGATAGACCCATCTGGAAACTTTGCTTTATAAAAAACCAATCTTACTTTACTCATGGGATTATCGCTCCTTTCCCGGCAAGGTCAATAGCTTTACTGGCAACTTCCGCCATCGCCCCCGCGTCACCGGAACTCTTTGTTACAGAGAGCGTAAACTTTTCATTATCAAAACTGCCCACTATCTTATCTGATGAAAATGACCCGAATCTGAACCAATTAAAAGATATTTCCTTTGTTTTAGGATCAATTTTACCGGATAATGAAGCACACCCAACAAGAAGAAAGCTTAACATAAATATAGAAATAACTTTCATATCAAAACTCCTTCGTTATTTTAATGCCCTTTATTTTATTACCACCAATAGTCTTGGTTTTTGCTGATATCTTTAGATTATCTTTCAGCCATTTTATAATAGTTTTTATCTTGTTTTTCATGCGCCGGCCATAACCTTTTTTAACTCTACTCTTACATCAGAAAGTCTTCTTCTTATTTCGTGTAATCTTTCATCTAAATATTCACTCTCTTTTTCAAGATCAGTCAACTCATCATCTAATTGTTCTAGTGTTTTAAACATATTCACCGCCTAAAGACAGGTTTATAAAACAGACATTAAAACAGCGACACAATCCGCAGATAGGTTTAAACCGATAAAGACAGTTTGCCCGAATCATTAGAAAGTTTATAATAATACAAAGAGCAACTTCAGGCGGCTATATCTATGTCCTGCATTACAACACATGGAATTTTTATCTTATCCTGAAGTATCTTCTCCATTTTCCGTTCCATACGTTCAAGGACTACCTCTTCTAACTCCATCGGTGAATCAAACTCGACTATGAATCGGTATTTCATGTGCCAGTTGTACTCCCTTCCGTAACGGTCTTTACTGTCTTTTAACCTGAACGGCTTACCGAATTTACGCCTATACATCTGATCTATCGTTTCATTATTACGTTTACATTCAGCGATAACTTCTGCAAATTGTTCGTTACATTCGTCTATGTTTTTCATTTCTTTTGAAGCATCCTAACCTGTTCCTTTAAAACCTTAATCTCAGGTAAGTCCAAGCGTGACTGCTCGGAATACCTTAAGTTAGATTGGTCAACTGATGCCCGCAAACGTTCTAACTCTGTTCCGACTGACCCGAACTCAATCTGTAACTTTTCGTCTAAGGAAAATATCTTTTGGTCTGCCGCACTTTCAATGCGATGGACAAGGGTATCTAACCCTCTAAATTGTGTTTCTACTTCAGCAAACTTCTGCTTTAAGGTAGCAACTTCTTCCAATATACCTGGATGACCCTTTATGGCGGCGTGTGCTTTTCTGGATATTGATTCTTGTAATATTGACTCATTCGTTGTCTTTATTTGAAAACTGATAGGGTTAATCTGCCCTACTAAAATAGTAATAAAGAATCCGAGCAGTGTGATTACGGCAAGTGTAAGCCCTACCGATTGCCTGACCCAAGAAGCATTTTCATCCATCTTAGGTAAACGTTTAATAATCTCATCAGGTAACCTATCAATACGATCATGGATTGCAGATATGTCAGACCGTCGTTCTTTACGCTCCGCCTCTATCGCTGTGAATATTCTTAGTTCTATCTCATTTTCTGGCGGCATTATTTTCCTTTACGTTCAATATTAAACCTAACATTCAAACCAAATTTACGCAGTAAACTTGGGATAAGGGTAACAACCCCAACAAGAATTACAACCCCCATAACCCAAGACGGTATAAAAGTCCTAGCCCAAATATACGCCTTGTCAATACCATCTACTTTAATGCCTTCAAACAAATTCTGGCATTCTTCTTTCTGAACAGAAGGAATAGCATCAAGATCATAATATGCCTGTTGCACCGCCTGTTCCTGTTTAATCCAATCGTTACTTCCGCCCATGTTGATCCCCTATATAATCCTTAACTAAGAACTTTAATATTTTTGTTAAATCAGCTATGTGTTGTTTAAGCTGTGTGCTGTTCATGGCATCAACATCACGATTAAGGATTTGTTTTACGTTATTATTTTTTAATACCTGTTTTAATTCTTTTGCTTGTGGTCGTTCAATCCTTTCGACTGCCCCAAGACAAAGAAAAGAAATAAGCACTATAGGTATTAATCGTTTTAATTCCATGTCATGCTCACCCCTTTGATGTCTTGGTCTTTAGCGTTATGTGTTGAAAATTTATACTTCATTGTTGTGCTTGATGATTGTGCGGATATGTCAGCCAGACCAGTTAATACATCTGTCGTTGCGTCATAATCCCCTGAATCAGCTAAAGTAACTGTCGTGTATGAACCCCCGCCATTGCGGCTTACAAATGCGGTTATATCCGTGTTGAGAGTTACGCTATCTACTGGGGTATGAAGAACGATTAATCTAGCTGTGTCTGGTGCTGAATCGGCGGTGAAATCTTGAGATATAAGAACCATATTGGGGGTGCTTGACCCTGTGGCGTAGGGTACGGTTTCTGGCGTGAAATTCCCACCATACCTAGCGATTCCTTTTGAAATCCTAAATTCGTCAATGTATGCTGGGATAACTCCATAAGCTGCTGAATAACCCACGTAAGCGGTGGCTGCAAGGTCAGGGAAAGAAAAGCTAGCGTCTAAGTTATCAGACCATGTCACTGTTTGAGATACTCCGTTCAAATATATTCTCATTTCGTTCTCGCCCGTGCCATATTTCTCCACCGCCATGTGATACCAAGTATTCACGGTTATTGTTAAGCTGTCTGAGTAGCCAATAATATATGTCCCGCTATTGACAGCAAGGACGTATATTCTTGTATCATTAACTAAAATAACAAATCTATTATTATTGTCTATAACCTGACCCCATACCGTTCCTTGATTTGCTGTAATGCGCCTATGCCACCAATCTATTGTCCAATCCCCTGTTCCCAAAAACCAATCGGCGCTGTCGGAAGCAGAAATATAATCACCACTTCCATCAAAATACCCAGAGCCAGTACCTAGCTTTTTTATAGCTGTATCTATTTGAGCGTTACCAGCCGCTGTCCATGTATGAGCCCCATCACTAGGACAATCTTCGTCAGTAAATGTTGTCGATTCATCAGACCCGTCCATGTGCAACAATAACACAGAATAACTATCACAGCCCAAAGAAGCCCCAGGTGTAGGAGAATATAGGTCATTTGTAGCGTCATAGGTTTCGTTTGTAGACGCCGATGTATCTATCCCGCTCTCATCTTCAAATTCATCTACAATCCCGTCTATCATACCAAATTGAGATAGTGAACCGTTAACAGCAATACGAAAAGAATTAATTCCTATGTTCTGCTCAATCCTATCATTGATGCTGAACACATTAGCTGTGTCTATAATGGTATCTCCGTCGGCAGACTTAGCGGTACCACCAGAACAATTCGTCCCGTCAGATTCACAAACGTAATTACTTCCTATTTTAATCGCCGTAGACGCATGGATAGACCCCGTAACATCAAGCTCTACCGTCGGGGCAGTATTGCCAATACCAACGTTGGCGTTCATTAAATTGATATTATCCGTGGCCTCGTCCTCAAACTCGATTAATGCTTTGCCTGCGCCCAACCCGAGTGTAGTGTCTGAGTCCATAATGATACTAAAGGAATTCGCATCAAGATTCCCGCCTAATTGTGGGGTTAAATCTTCCACCACGTTAGATAAGCCAACACCAATTAATTCTATTTTGTCATAGACAGCATTCTTTGTAGGGACTTGTGTTGATCCATTCCACCCAGCACCATAAATAGCATCTATAACGGTAACAAACCCGGCATCTAAAGTATTACCCGCATCAAGAGTTATACTAAATCCATTACCGTCTAAATCTCCGCCTAACTGCGGAGTGGTATCTTCAACTATATTAGATAATCCGCCAGCCACAGATTGATCGGCAACACTACACGTTCCGTCGTTATTATTAGTTACGTTCCCATTTGCAAATTTTAATAAATAACCATAGCATGTTGGTGCGCCGTCTTCTTCAGACACCCCCCGGACATACTGAGCCTGTGCTGTATTTAATAAAGTAAATATAAACAATAATGTGAATAATATTTTTTTCATCTAAAATATGACACGCTGATTACAGCGGTCGTCCCACTACTTACAGAAGTTGCTCTAAAATCCCTTATTTGCTGGTTTCCGTATAAATTTATCTCAGTAAACGGAGTAGCTACATGCCCTGTCGCGCTGCCAACGGTAACACCACCATAAACATAACTTATCAAAGGCCCTGTCCCGACAACGACCTTTGCCAGACGTGCTGGAAGACCGCCCGAATCAGGAGAATATTTTGATTTAGTTAATGGTGTAGCTGCATTAGCACTTGAAACAGTTAATAATTCAAAAGCAAATGCTGTAAAATCATTCATCAGCGCTCCTGTACTATAAAAATTACCTTAAATTTATCCGGTTTTTTTCTCTTAATGAATTTCATTAATAATGATCGGTTGATTTTAACATTTTTAATATATATAATTAATGATTCTTGTGTACTCTTTCCGACGGGTATATCAGCATTTATATGTACTTTATTAACTAAAGAATTACGAAAAAAAAGCTCATCATTCTCAAAGTCTTCAATACTTAAATTATACGTCACCTTTTCCTTAAACAAAGGTTCTATGATAATCGTGTGGACAACACCCCTTAATTCACCGGTGATAAATTTACCGGATCCTTTAGAAACAACAATACTATAACGATCCTTTTTATAAAGCATTAACGCCTATTTAGTATAAATAGCTAATTTAGAAATATCCGTCATAGTCCCTTTTCGTAAACCACGAAAAATCCCTTTGATCGGCAACCATTGGCTTAATTCGTTTGTTGCGGCCGACGTGGCTCCCGATGAGACGGCATCTAATATTGTCATACCGGCAGCATTATCTCCTCCTTCACCGACCTCAGTTAAAACAATAGCCCCGGCTGATGCAACTTTCCAAGTGACAAGAACCCCACACATATTAACATTATCACTTGTTACTAAACCTGCTGCTGTGTCCAATGTCCAAACTTTACCAGTAATCACATTTGCCATTATTTACCTCTCTTCTTTTTTCCGGTAAGCTTTGACAAGATCGATTTCTTTTGCTCCTTCTTGGCTGGCTTTTTACCGAGAGTTTCTTTTGGTTTACTTGGTTCTTTTACAACGGTATTTTTTGGGTCAAATATACATTCACCCTTCTCATTAAACTTATAACCTTTGTCTTCAAGCTCCTTTTGTTCGATTGCCCACGGGCGTCTTTTACATAATCCCATAATATTCCTCCTTAACGTATTCCTCTTGATTTTGGCCTGAACCGCTCATAATCCGCGGCATTTGGATTCTCTGGGCATAAATGCCTCATAATATTCTTAAATTCACGTAACTTTGCTTCATTTCGTCTGTACCAGATTGTATTTCGTTCTGTACTATTTAACGCGCGCATTTTTTCTTCATCAACAACCCAAACCATCTTCCCATTATCACTAAAACCTTTTACAGGATGCAACTCTTCCTTTGACAACATACCAATCGTAAATTCATCTTTCAATTGTTTAGCTCTACTCCACATCATATTTTTAGAACTAGGAGTTAATTTCTCGGCAGTAACACGTTCCAAATTCACTCCGTATTTCTGAGCATTCTTGGCTGACTCTGCCCAATCAACACGTTTCTTCCACCAAGGATCAGTTGATTTAAACTTTTCACTATTATACATTTTTGAAAGTTCTTCAAATGCCGCAGGCTTTGCAACTTCTTTCTGCATCTGATGGCGTTCTATCGCCCCGTTTTTAACAATTATTTCCATCGCGCCAGTACCCCCATACTTTCAAAAGACGGTTTACCAACCAATAATGCTGGATTTATTCTCCAAACTTCTCGCCCATCTTCAGTTATTTCAACACTTTTATTTGCCAGGCAACCACAATCTTTACACTTATATTGATAAACTCTCGGTTGTATCTTTTGAACAAACTTCATTCTAGCCGGTTGAATAAATCCATCCTCTACACCTGGATTTAATAAATGTTTATTGCTCGGGCATAACATATACGGGCACCGGTATTCATCGTTCCACCCTTTGTTTTTATCACCAATAATACTATGAACTATCGCGTCCCACATAATTCACACACCTTTTCTTCTATACGTATTTTAGCTAAAAGATCATCCACATATTTTCTCATCACTTCTTGGGCCTTAAAGCCATTATCTATATGTTTAAGCTGTTGCTTAAACACCCCATAAGCCATCCCACGGCTTTCTGAATACTTAATTGCCATCTCGGTATGATATTTCCCTTGTTCTGGCCTATTAATTCCTAACCAATACGCCGCAAGGTTGGCGTGACATAGGAATGATTTCGGATCAAGAGTTAACCCATATTTTAATAATTTGTAACCATCATAAAATTTACCAATATGCAATTTACGTTCAGCAAGATTTACGTAATTACTTATACACTTTGGATAATTTTCTATGCCATTCTCATACAAAGTTTCAATATTCTTAAAAGCAGGAATATATTTATTCGTCCTGTAAATATATAAACCGACGACGACAACAAATAGTGGAAAGGCTACAGTCGAAGATAATAAGGAAGTCAACATCAGCGTCCAGCCGATCATAGGCAAATAAAGATAACGCTCCGCAACAAATTGCCCCAACACTTTCCATTGGGTAAAAGGTAGAATGCCGGCCAAATAAATCATAACTCCCAAAGGAGATAAATAAAGCCCTGCCAGAGTGAACGCAACAGATATTAATACAGATTCCCAGAAATGACGGTTAAATGACTCCAAATCTTTTTTTACTTTAGGGTCTTTACCATATTCAAAACCAAACTCCTGGAAGAAAGCTAATCGTTTAGGAAATACCGTCATTCGTATGTAATATGCCAATACCTTAGGGACAACGGCCATCTTCCTCCAGGTGATAGGGTCACCTTTTCCTATATTCCTTTTATTGAATCCAATACGAAATCTACGTCCAGTCAGGTACATAAATAAAGGCCAGAATAAAACTAACCCTGTTGTAGGTTGTGTAAACAAGAATATAAATGGAATGGCAATGCAGTTTATCGTCGAGCCTAACGCAGCAGTAAAGAAGATGGCTGCGATTAAAGCCCCGTACAATCCAGGAATATTAACGAGAAAGAAATACGAGGTTAGCGTAAATAGCGCGGTTACCTGATAATACCCACCTGTTATCCAGGCGGTACAGGCTACGCAGATAGGATTAACACCAAAAAGTAGCGCGGCTTTCCAGCCCCATAAGAAATATATAATCGATACAATAACGCAATGAGTTAACGTAAGAAAAAAATGACGTGTCTTTTGAGGTTTTTTTGAATAGAATTCCGGCGGTGGTGAGGTTTCCGGTATTTCATAAAGATACCCCCATCTCCTAACGATGTCATCAATAAGATAGCAATAATCATTAGTACGCCAATATAAAATAATGACAAGTGTGATTATTAAAAATAATTCCATATTTTTATCCTTTTTTAATTAGGGGAGGGGAGGTAATGTTTTCCCTCCCCTAATTAAATTTATGAAGTTCTTTTAATAACAACACCAATTGTCGAACTCCCTGCGGTCCCTTGTACCCCTCGAACAACTGTAATTCCTGAAGCCGTTGTTACAGCTACCGTAGTTGTCGTTAAAGCTTGTTGAGATCCGTTAAGAGTATTTGTATTATTTACTGAAGCAACAGCTACTGTGCCAGCAGATCCTATACGTACTGTATAAGCTGCCGCAATTGCTGACGTTGCTCCTATTGTCACAAAAGTTTTTGTAATATTTCCTGCAAACGGAACAGCTAAATATGCTGTCTCAGCTGTTGAAGCAGACCCGAAAGTATATTGAAGCATCTGGGTTTGGCCAATAGCTGTACCGCCAACATACAAATTATTACAATCTAAATCACCAGCTCCTGAGTTGGAATTAGAAGCTGAAGCTGCTTGAACGGAAATACCATTTGGAAAATGCGTTAAAGGCATTTTAACCTCCTTCTCTGCCGTCCAGATTTGCGCTGGACCTTAGCATCTTGTGACAGAATAATAGTTATTGGGGGGACAATCCCCCCAATAACTATCTTACTAAACAATTTAAACCAGCTGGCCATAAAGATAGCGCCAATCATCCCAGACAATACCAATACGGTAATAACCCAAATAAATAGCGGTCATTGTATTGGAATCCTTATCTTGGAAGAATTGGACCGGTTCACGGTTCCACCAGATTTGATACTCTTTTTGCATTGAATAGTCAGACATAAACCAGTTATTGGTATCTGTAAGACGTTTCCAAACAATAAGTTTGTACTTTCCTTGGTGGAAGTTACCGTTATTTTCAGCTGTATCAACTTTCCCTTTGGTATTAATAATCTCCCAACCTGTTTGTTCCAATGCGATAGGAATAGTGATCGTATCGGGCTCGATTGAAATCAATTCACCGATATCATCCTTAAACCCATGCATTGCAATACGGGTTGTTTCGACGTTCGTTGCCGAAAGGGCAAGCGTACCTTCGTTTGATTGAGCGGCCGTGGTACCCACATTTGATCCGTGATCAGAAGCGCAAAGTTCCGCGCCATCCCCATCAGTAGGCTCAAACGTGAATGCCAGATTGTAAAGACTGGCGCCCGATTTTTCTCGTGATCGTGACGCAGAAACCGACATGTTCTTCGGATACCGCGACATTACACGTTGTTGATCGTCAGCAGCGAGTTTTCGCTGTATTTCGATCTTTGCTGCAAACTCTGTAAAGGTTGCTGTTTTATCGTAAGCCTGGGTAGGTGATACTTCGGCTACTTTTCCAGTAAACTCAACAAAGTCTGGTACCTGACCAACTGCGCCTGTTTTCTCGAACGCAGCTTCTGTCTTCAACACATTGAAGAGGTCAGGAACCATTCGCTTAATCTGCATGTATTGGTCTTGGTAGATCTTGCGGAAATCCTTCTCCAAAAGATCTGGCCAATTAGCGGCTAATTGCATGGTTACCCACCTCCTTATGCGATCGATTCATTGAACGCGTAGTGGTCGTATAAATAAACTTCCCCGAACAATTTGACACCAGTCAAAGCGTCCAGGCCGTCGTCCATCCAAGAACGAAGAGGGTGCATCGGTGCCGAATCCCAGGAACCATATACATCGAACTGATATAAACCTTGAGCTAACTTCAGCCCAGCTCCTCCTTGTGAACGCAAATATCGGCCGTCAGAGCTAACAATAGAACGTATTAACCCTGGAGCATCCATTGCGACCAAAGAAGAATCAGTTGAGTTATTCATTGCTGTTAATAGCCCAACCAAACCTGTCTGGGTTGAAACAGAAATATAACGTAATGATCCTGAATATGTCGGTGTACCGGCACTGTTAGAGCTATGACTAAATAGCCACCCTCCAACTTGATCCTGATCAAAACTTGCAATCGTTACTGTTGATCCAACAGAAGCTGTGATGTTTTGGGTAATCGTATCACCAGCCGTTGCCGCTGCCTGAGTCGTGGAATACCACGCAAAGTACAGAGCATCCGGGTTGATGATAGCAGGAAGCCAATCGTTCCCACCTACTGCTCCACGATCACATATCAGATCACTTTGAACGCGGAAGTCGGAGCCTTTTGTACTTAAGCCCCCACCTTGATCCACGTTAGCATAAGCGAATGATGCGCTAATCGCTAGAACACCCATTGCATTTTTTGCAGCAGCGGTCGTTGTAGCAACAGAAAGGGTAAACCCTCTGTTAGCTCCAGTTGCGCCGTTACAAACTACAGCTCCCTTTTTTAACCCGTTAACAGTTGTTGCGAGGTAAACAGGAATATTCGTCTCAAATGGACAGTTACCGCTAACTAAACGCGATAAATCCATTGATTCCTCCTTATTTCTTTGAAAAGATGGGTGTACTGTTTTCTTCAACGATCCCAGTATTTTTCCCATCTCTTAACTGGCAGTATTCTTCTAGGCTTTTATAAACCCCACGCTCAACCGCCCTTGTCGCGTGTCCTTTTTCTTCATCAGAGCTGAATGACACCTTTCCAGTTACTGGTGGTGTAACGCCTCCTGGCATTACTCCATGTTGATCTGGTGCAGGTGGTTGCCCTCCCGGTGGTTGTCCGCCAGGCACGGCGGCTTGAATCTGTTGCTTACCTTGATCTTGCAATCGTCGTTCCATTTCTGCCATCGCAAGTCTAGGCCCGTACTTTGCCCCATCATACCCTTGTGGGTCCTCTGTATAAACCTGAACGAAGAGTTTTCCTTTCTCTGATTCAAGATTAAGCATTGGTGCCCCGGTATTTGGGTCTAATTTTAAGATGGGTTTTCCGTTCCCATCTACTTTTATATTCCCTGATTCGTCAATATCTTGAACATACATATCAGGATGACGATCCCAAATAATCTTTGCGCTTTCTTTACGTGCTTTTGCAAACTCTGTTTGAGCAGCAGTCTGTCTTTGTTGAATATCTAAATCTCTTTGATTCTTGAAATGCCTCAAATCAGCGGCTAAATTTGGCTCTTCTATCCAAAGTTGATCCCATTGATCCTTTGTTTGTGGCATATTTTCCCGTGAAAATGGCTTTGTACCATCAAAATTTTTAGGTATATCCGTAGGTGGGACTTTATACTTTTCCAATTCAGCAGATAAATTCTGAGATTTTGCTTGCTCCTGGGCTAATTTCTCTTGAGCTTCACGCCCTTGCCTTACAACCTGATCCATTCTTGATTGAGTCAAATTTATCCAGCGTTGAGGATTTTCCTTGGCCAAATTATCCCATTCTTCTTTATTTTTTGGGATTTGTTCCTGAATTGGCGGAGTGACTGGTGGAGTTTCAGGCGGAGTCGCTGGCGGGGTTGTTGGTTCTGGTATAATCTCCCCTCCGTTATCAATTGGATCTGGGTGTCTTAGGATTTTCATAAACGTTTTCATTCTTTTTCTCCTTGTTTGTCTTACGCAGTTAAGGATATATATCCAGAACGGTAAGCCCTATTGTTTTGACATTGCCGCTTCTAAAACATCTTCCGGTGCTTTTAAGATTAGCGGAAGAATGTCTATTTGCCCGGCAAATTTAGCAGATTCTATCTCATCCCCAGCGCGTGCTGCGCTCATTAATTTATCCGTAAGCTGGTCCTTCAGGCACTTGACCCCCTCCCTGTTGCTCGGTCCCAACAGGAGGCCCTTGATAATTTCCCATCCTGGGTGAATTAAGATTTCCTGTAGGTGCTGCATTTCCTTGTCCAACGGCATTCTGACCTCCCTGTTGCCCCATTAGGGCTGATTCCTGTAATTTCATCTGATATTTTGATCGGTGTTCCAATAGATGCGATGTCATTTGAAATAGAGCTTGAGGCGTTAAATGTTTCGCCATTGTACGCTTAAACTCTGCATGTGAATTAATATGAGCTAAATGGTCATCATTATCATTTACTTCAACTTCACCTTCCTGGTACATCAGCATATTTTCATCCTCAATATCACCAGGACTCAATTCATAATCCGGCTTAGGGCCTATAATTTTTTCAGCATCTTTCTTGCCGAGAGAAAGAATATAATTCGCGCGTAATTCCCAGGCATAAGCCGGATTTTGATTAACATAAGGATCCTGAGCCAATGACTGGAAAAGAACCTGATTAACTTGTGATTCAATTGCCTGATTCTGTGAAGAAAGGTCAATTGACATATAACAATCATATTCCCCGGCAATCATTTCCGGTGAAAGTCGAGTCCATTTCTGTTTTCCGTCTTTACCAAGTACCCTATTGGCTATTGCCGGATCCAGATTTTCCTCATAATCTTGTCGTGTTCCTGTAATTAGGTCAGAGAATATCTTTACAACCCTTGCCGCAATCGGTGATATACGCTGATCACCCTGTGCAATAATGGCCAGTGTCCCGCGCGCGGTAGGCCTATTTGCCAGCTCTTTACCTAACATTGGATCAGTTACGTTTGTAACCATCTGAATAAGCTGCATAACAAGCTGTTCTTCCTGGAATGAAATAGATAGCCTGCCTGCGTTATAATCCGGAAATACTACATCTCGTGTTGGGTCATCTAATGGGATGCCGGTTGCCGGCCGTACAGATATCTTCTTAGGATCAAAACCGGATGCCGGCCTGTAAAAGAAGAACGGGGCAATAACCATGTTGCCTGCATCTATGCGTTGATTATGAATGGCATCCATTTCATTATGAAGGTGATAAACGACTTCCGGGATGCCTTTCCCGATCATTGTGTTCGGCCGGCGTAAGAATGGACGTATAATCCAGGGGCGTTTACCTATTTTTGATACGCAATGTAATGGTTTACCGGCTGCATAAAGTTCTAAGTCGGGAAGTGTAATAAAAATACATTCCTCTCTCAAATCATCATCATTAATATCATATTTAATGTACGCCTCATAGAATTTGATAGGATAACTTTCCATCCGGTCTTTATACTCAGTTATCCCCAAGGCCATGTTTCGCGTATCTTCAATACCGCTTGGTTCAAATAGCTTGGTCAATTTCTCTTTCAGGAGATCTGTATCAAAATCAGGAAGGAGTAATCCTCTGGCTTTCAATTCAAGAACCATCGGATATGTAAAATACGCTTCTTCGATTATATAATCAGCTTCCCGCACATTTGGGGCATTAACCGGGAAATAAACCCGGTCAAGGTCTTTTGCCACCCATTTTGCGCGTTCACGTTTAACTTGTTCGTAAGTAATCTTATATTTTATTTCCCCGCGTCCATCCACACTTTCCGGGACTGCCCTGGTCACATACGGATAATATTTTTCCCACATCCTTTTAACTTGCAGACCCCCTTCAACAACAAGGCGCCATACGTATTCATCAACTTTATCCTGTGTATCTTCCATGTCCTTTGTCAAAGCCCAATGCATCAGAACTTTATTATTTTCAGCAACAGTATCATCATGTTTTTCGCGTCCGATAAAATGCATCAAATCCGGGTTCCAGACCATAGGAAATATCTTTGAATGCATCATATCCGAAGCAATTGTCGTTATCATCGTTGAAATATTACTTGAACCTTCCCAAGGCCCGTTAGTTTCTTTTAAGCCTTCATAATTTTTTATGGCACGTTTCTTCATTTCGATCAATTCAACGCGTTGTTTCTTGCATTCTTCAACACAATCATTAACGAATTTAACAATGTCCTTCTTTTTTGTTGAATCAAGCTGAAACATGTGACCGTAATTAATCTCTTTTTCTTCATCGATCAATTTTTCTGTTTTATCAGGAAAAAGTTCTTCAACTGCGGATAGTTTAAATTTAGCCATTATATATTCCTAGTTTACAGTTTATCTAATCATCCTCTTCTTGGACAATACGCTGTAATGTTTGAAGTTCACCATTCCAGTTATTCAGGACATCATTATTTAAAATATTTGTCAACCAGCAAGATCTCATCCAATTTCCTTTACCGTAATGAAAACCGCAATCTTGAGTCCTATCTTTATCTTCATTCAATTGCCAGGCTGCCACAAAACTGCTGCATCGCTTATCAGCTTCTTTTATCAAATCATTAAAAGGAACTAATGAAAGATCTTTTTTAATCATTGCAAAGTCGGTATGGTCATAACCGGTTTATCCGGGTCATACATAAATGAACCACAGCTTGGGCACCCTCCGCCAACTGTTCTCGTATAATACTTATCCGGCGTTCCTGATACGCTTCCCGCGGCCGGAGTCTTAGAGTCACCGATTGAAGCTCCTGCTGTTTGCTGTGTGCTGAATTGGATCCCTAGCCCCGCAAATCTGCCATCATCGATCCTCACATCTCTTTCCCGGTCACAAATCCAGCCGCAAACGCGGCAACGTACAAGTCGGGCACCTTCATTCGTTTTTGTTACGGCTGAACTTGTTCCCGGAGCGCGAGAGTATGAATGTTGAAATGGCTGTGAATTCTTAAAAACAGACTGCTGAGTATTCTTAGATTTCAGATTCTGGAACATTTTAGTCTCCAAATCACCTTGGCCATTCAGAAGGAAACATGACAATAATCATTGTGATCCCAACCACGGCAAAGGTACCTAACACAAATAAATGGTTATACTGATAAATAAAGTTAATTATATCAAACATAATATTATCAGTCCCCACAAACTAATTATAGAAATTCCCATGCCCTTCAACTAAGACCGGCTTATACCGCTCAAAGTTAGAGAGGGCAAGGTATCTGCACAAACTAGGAAAATCGGTGTTCATATCTTTTGGTTTTTCTTTCGGATCGCGGTCATAGGTCGATTTAAAGTCATCCCAAACGTAATGTTCTATTTGGTAAATGAACTCCTTTAGATCGTTTGCCGCGCGAAACTTGGGGTGGTTAGCAAAGCTGATAGGTCGCGTTTGGTCAAATCGCAAAAGAGCGCCGAACTGTTTATGTCCTAATGCTATGTTATCATCCCCGAAAGTGAATCTCATGGGATGGAAAATTTCTTTGGCCGCTTTCTCAAACTCTTCACGGCATGTCATTCCTGTGTTACCATATTTCTTTGGTCCAAAATTCGGGTCTAATATCCTGACAAGTATGCGTTCTTTAGCAAAAGTCTCTGATTCCTTACAAAATCTAGCCACATCCTCCGGTAATGCGTCTGGCAACCAACCTTCCCGATATGCCCAATAATCACCGCCATCATCACAAGCGACCCATAAAAGGGCTTGAGGCTTCCGATCGTGCGGGTCCATAAGCATAACCCGCGGCCAATGTATCGGAGGTTCACCATTAACGATAATTCCTTTTGACCGGTTCAAAGGCCACTCTTCAAATCTATCGAATGTGTGAACATCCCTGTCCCAGGACTTCCAGATGCGTCCGGCCAGATACCTGAACTTGCCATGAGCACGCGTTTCACGCTCTTCCTCGGTCAATTTCATCTCAAATTTACGGATAGCACGTTCGGATAACCCGATTTTAACACCTGAAAGGGGATTAATCCTCTCCAGGTTATGGCGCATATCGCAAATAACCGAGAAAACATTCGGATTTTTGGAGCTATAAATTTCGTCAAAGATCCAGGGTTCTTTAAGCGGTGTCAGTGTAAACCAGCATAAACCCTCATTATCGACCAAACCACGAACGGCCGCAATATACATAGGCCTTGGAGGCGGTTCATCGAAATGTATCCAGTCACCATCCCAGCCTTCAGCCGAGAATGGGTCAGATTCATAGGTTAAAATATCAAAGTGCGAAACTTTCCCGGAAACATGTTTAATATACCAATCAACCTCAACGCCAAGATTCCCTTTTTTCGGAGCGCAATAATAAGCATCCTGCGGCATCCACTTCTTAAGGTTCTTGATAATAACCGAAGCACCTTTTTTATAATCCTGGCAGAATATCCTTCCTTCAGTCGCTTCAGTAAACTTCCTGGCTTTCCACCAGTCGGGGTATCTACCGGTCGCGTGTATGATATCCTTTAAAACCCCCGCTGTGGTCTTACCCGATCGATTCGCCCCGAAATACGCTGTCGTTTCCGACAGGGCATTCATAAACTCAAACTGAGGGCAGCCCTTTATCGTTATCTTTTTGTTGTCGTATGTCAGAAAGCTTAGGATCGCGTTTTTGCAATTTTTTCCGTCGCAATTTAGTTGGTGAGGCCAGAAGAATTTCAGGGGGTTCTTCGCTATCCTGTTTTTCATCTCCTTCTGTAAACTCATCAACCGCCGAATTTCCTCGTTTGATAACGAGATTAGCTTTTCTGATAAGTTCGTCACGTTCTGCCTGGAGCTGTTCGTCAGTAAGCTCACCCATTTCTCCTTGTCCTAAACCGATTCCAATATTAATTCCGTTACGCGGTTCCATTTCGTTCCGGGCCATATCTAAAATCTCTATGAGCCTCCGTGTAACAGTAAGGAATTTATTAAAATTTTTATCCCCGCGTTCTAAATGGCAGCTATTAAGGATCCCGCGCAAACGCATCCGCATATTCTCCAAGTCATCTAAACGGACTTTCTTGTCCGCGACAGGTATATCCTTAACATTTTTAAGAAATTCTAAACGGTATTTTGAAATATGGCGTTGAGCTTCCGGCTGCTCTAAAACACGCTCTATGGTAGGAGTTGTGATATATGGATGCCCTGCGGTATTACCCGCTTTCTTATTATTATCTTTACGAAAGAGTTGATTATACTTACGCATAATCTCCCGCTTCGCATAGCCTTCACCGGCTAGACGGTAAATAAGAGCATACTCTTCATCCGACAGCTTATCGAAAATAGATACAGGCATCTTAATTAAAGACTAGCACTAATTCTAATAAATTGAAACATATTTTATAATTATTTTTTATCTTTGGAAATTTCACGTAAACTCGACACACGCATTCTGTGAGCAAGATCATCTAACTCTTGAACTTTTTTTAAAATATCAGCTATGAGAATTTTTAATTCTGAGATTTCGTCCATTTAGGAATACCTTCATGAAAAGTTAAAACATAAACACACCCAACAATATAAACCGCACAAATAATTTCAATTATATTTCTGTAATCGATTGAGAAAAACATCCCAACCGCGCACATTATAAAAAATATCCCTGGAATAAACCAACATAAAATAAAATTCATTTTAAACCCTCCCATGTACAGGACATAAATATTTACCTTCAACCTTTGCACACCCGCAACTGAATGTATCAAAAGAAGCTTTCTTTAACCCTTCCTTAAAGGCCTCTGAAGAAGCCGGTTTCTTCTCATAGTAATTTATCGGGATTAATTTTAAACAATCCTCACCCCTATGCGTAATGATAACGGGCTCCCCTATCTGCATAAATGCCCACGTATTCCTGCAAAATAAGAACTTTGAAACGCGCCTTACTTCCAATCTGAATCGAACCTCCTCTCCAAATACTTCCAGATCTCCTGTCTAAGTGCCCCATACACTGAAATACACACCGCTACAGGCAATATGACCAGAATACACACTAAAACTTGTGCGAATAGCCTTATTTTACCCATGAATAAGGATATAACATAGCTATGAAATAGTCAAGGGATTTTTTTAGATTTTAAGGGTACTTGGTGGTTTCACCCGGCTGTAGTTAACAATAACGGGAATCGATAGCTACACAGAGGTGTGGGGGAAGATATGTGAGTCACTCGTTGGGATATATGGTGGGGTTGGGGCGAGGGACCCAATGGGGGATTTCGCTTTTTAGTATATGTAAAATACTGATACAAAATAACTTACAAATAATAATTAAAATAATTCTGATCGCATGGGGATCATACCACATATAGATGTGTCCGTGAGGGCATGTATCCCGGCATGATAGGCATATCCATAACATACTGCTATCATTAGACATAGCAATTCTACTTCTGCTAATAATAGTTATGTTAACTCCGCAATAATTTGTTGTAAGTTCAACGTGCATGTGGGTTTAAATAAAACCACCCGGACACACCAGGACACGCCCCAGACGGCAGGCCAGATCAACAGCCATAATTTAATACCTAACCTAACTAATTAAGTAATGTAATAAATAATATATAACACATAAAGATAACATAACCAGTTCAGTTATGTATTCAGATATGAATAAAACACACAAACAACACACACAGCACATATCACAGCCAGAGCCCCGATCTCAAGTCAATACAACCCTATTTCCTGATCTTACCAATATACCGCTGATATACCCCTGCAGCACTACCAAACAACGCACAGGATGGCCACAGACAAACGATCTCGTATCATATAGGGTCATGGTATGAATATATTAAAGCAAAGACCTAACAGACAGTATATTATTAAATAACTACTACCGGCTAACGCCGGATATAGCTTATTAATTATTTTATAATATACCCTTGACAGACACCCGGTCATGTGTTAACATTGTTAACAGATGGCACAGATAACAACATACATTATATAGGGAAAGGGTTACCCCGACGAGTTAACCCAAAAGGACAGGTGAAAAGATGAGCACACGAACACAGATAGGATTTTACGAAAAAGATTCTGCATTAGAAAACCCGCATACGTTACTATATCGCCATAGTGACGGATACCCGGGCGACCCGGACAAAAATGAGTATGGCGTGCTTACTGATCTGATTCCATTTTGCACCAACTTTATTAAAAACAGGGGCTTTGATATAGAATACATCGGAGCCAGGGCGTTATGTTATCTGATCCATAAGCATACCGAAGATCTCCCGGGCCAAGCCGGCTGGAAAGACAAGATCTATCCATTCGGCGGATTCCTGTCTTATGGCATTTGCCGGCCGGGCGCGTTTCACGGTGATATTGAATATTATTACGCTGTTTATTGCGATCGAATCGATGTATATGAATGCGGATTTTTTGCCGAACAGCCGGGCGATTGGGTTAAAATAAGCACTGTTACATCAAACGCTGATAAAACCTATAAATATTTGAGTTTAACATGAGCGCGCTGATCTTCGACATCATCTTACTCGCGGTCATATTTTATATAGAATTTCATTAATAATAACAAAGGACAGGTGAAATCATGGAAGCAATAAAAGAGCAGTTAACTCCTCATAATTTATCACAATTCACAGGAACAGAGCAATACTTCAAACATTGGACAAAAAAACTTGTCTATACAGACGGCGTCCGGTACATCGGGGCCAACGGCGCGTATTGGGTTATTGACCTGATCGCCAGTTACCAAAACGATGTCTTCACCCCAGCCAACCCCTTCCAATCCTGGAAAATCCGCCGGACGGATTCGGGCGGATTCATAGCCACGGCCACGGATGGAAACCAGCCGGATTATGCAGGGGCTAAAATCGATTACTTAGTTGTCCAAGATGGCGGGTATACCGATCTCCCGATAGATCTGGAGTTTTATCTTATCGCGGATGAAACATTCAAAGCGGTTTTATTGTTACCAAGTGAATATTGAAAAGATAAAAAGTAAGGACCATGAACAGAAAAGACAAAGAAATACTCGGAGATTTAGGCGCGTTTATCGCGCTGATCGTTTTATTAATGGCTGTGTATCTTTTAACTTAAGGCGTAAGGCGCCGGCCTATGACAGGCGCTAAAAGGACGGGAAAGATGAAATATTTTAAAGAAGGGCGAGATCGGCAGTATAAAGCATATTACGAATTATCAGAAGATGAAAAGAAGGTCTGGGATGACCGGGAAATAACACACATCAAGGTATCGCTTGAATACACAAAGGGCGGTATTAATTATTACTCCGGAGCGACAAATCCGCGGGGTTACCGGATAACAACAACCCCGGTCGCCTTGTCTGATCAATACGGCTATACAACCGAATCATATACGCTATTAGGAGATAGAAAAAACAGCGGCGGTTATGTGATGATCGAGCCGTCCAACAGGTATAATGCCGGGCGATTGGCGCAGTTGGCCTATCGTTATGACGCTAAGGTTCCGGAGATAGCTAAGGCCGTAATAAAAGACTCGGTCGCGGAGCTTGTCACTTTAGTAAAAGACGCGGATCTGGCAGTTGTATAATTAATATTAATCTTTATCTACAAGGAGTTATGTTATGAAAGGATTGGCATGGTATTCAATTATTATTGTTAGCTTCTCAATTTTATCATTAATTATTGATGTTATGGCAGGGACATCAACAGACGTCTCCGTAGATCTTTGGGGGGCAGCTTTATATATTCCGATATTCCTGTATTTGGCTTTGAAAATTAAAGAACAGAATTAATAAGGAGATTAAAGATGCGGACATTGGTTGTCGGTGATATAGTTAAGAGCACCCGGGAGATCCTGGGCAATGAACCCGGGGCGCTCGGTTTTGTTTACGAAATGTATGACATTGGGACTCCCGAAGATCCATCGCCCGGAGTTTCGATTATATTTGAAAACGGCGAGTATGACGGCTTTTCACATCAAGAGCAGGACTTATATGTTACCCGGGTCGGCCGATGTGATGAATTGGCGGGATACAAATTTAAAAATGTTATGAAAGTATCGCAGGACTTCAGAGATGGAGTATTTGACCCGGCGTTTGCTTAAATAACCCTGCCCCGCGTCCCGGAGATCACCTGTCGCCGGGTTTTCCCTGGCCTGTCCAGGGCCGGGGCACAACAAAAGGAGTCGGCCATGTTAGACTTTTTAAAAAGAAAATCCCCGGAAACAAAGAAAATAAAAAAGATCGATTTATTAAAAGAGTGGTGTTCAGGTGTTGGGGTGTTCAGTACGACCGATGTCAAACGTTGGGGATTAGATCACTTTTACAGTTCCGCTGACGTTCGTGTTAGAATAGATCTAAAGAATGAAGGGTTTGTCCGGCAGATACCGGATGATGAAGCCAGGGAGCGGCACCTGATAAAAGAGGGCAACAAAAACATCCGCTGGTACGAGATCGTCAAATGACAACCGCTTTTTCAACAACCGTAAACTTCAATGCCGATGAATTAAAAAAACTAGATGATGAAATGTCTAAATCGGGAATGACAAGGCGATCAACATATATAAAACACGCCCTGATCACATTTTGGAGGCAGCAACATGAAGCGAATCCTGAAAATAGTGACAGCTTTGGAGTTCGACCACAGCAAGAAAGCACTTAGCGAAGCCATGAACGCCGATTATCATCGAGCGTTGGCCTTAGTGAGAAAGACAAAAAAATGCGGATCCGCGTCCAAAGTGATAGAGATGCTATTATTTGATAATGATGAAACGCTGCAAACGCGTGTCCTGGCCATCTTCATTGCCGGTTCGATGCAGGGCAGGACCCCGACAATTATCGTAAATAAACAAACCAGAGAATAGGAGAAAAAAATGATCACACAACCCCACAAAGATTATTTATGCTTAATCCTTTTCCTTTTTACCTGTGCCCTGCTTCTTTGGGCGTGCCCGGCACGCCCGGCATTCCCGGATGATATAAAAGACAAGGCCGTCCAGGAGGCCTTGGATTGCGCTGACCCTGATTTGCTTCCTGACACCCCGGGCGCTGATCTAAAAACCGCTTATTACCAGTTAAAAGAGTTAGCTAAAGAGTACCCGGGTGAGATCGATGTTAAAATTGTCTGTAAGAAAAAGGAGAAATAATGGGACCACACATGAAGCGGATTATGGCCACGATGAAATTCCATAAAAAGAACGCTAAGTTTTTTAAAATGACCCCGAAAAATAAAAAAACAGAGGGTGAAAAGGATATCACTTCGTATAAAATAGAACGGCGAATTATTGTGGACGAAAAATTAAGAAAAAGCAACTTCCCCAGAAGGTTCAGGGCTAGAAAGACAGGGGTTTAAAATGACAGAAAAATATCTTTACCCGAGTAAATTCTTTAATTGGCGCGGCTGGGATTTCATTAAATGGCCGTTCGCGTTCGCTATCCTTGCGGCCATCATCTGGATTATCTGGGCAACGGCTACCGGCCAGAATCCTATATAAATGATACACAAGCCCTGTTCAAAATGCGGGACATTAGATTACCCGAAATTTAAAAGAGTCCGCGATCAAGGCCAAGGTAAGAAAACTTATTACAGCCGGCATTGCATCTTGTGCGAGCGCGAAGCGTACAAAATGCGATATGAACGCCTGCGCCTGGATCCGGAGAGATACAGAAAAGTCATCGAGTCCAATTCCCGCTACAATAAAAAGCACAAAGCCAAGCTAAAGAAATATTCACAAGCCTGGGAAAAAAGAAACGCGTCAAGAAGAAGGCAGCAGAAACGCGAGTATTATCTAACGCATAGGGATAAACTCATGGAGTACAGCCGGAATTGGAAAAAGAAAAATCTTAAACCTAAAAAGAAACAGACAGCCGAGCATCCATGGTGTGCTCTTAATAGATCGATAAGAAATCAAACAAAATAATAATTATTTATGTTTTAGGAAAAACAATTCTATTCAGCGGTACATCCCCTTTTTGTTTCTCATCATATTTTACAATCTCCAGGACAATACCTTTCGGTAGCTTATATTCACTGACCTTATCCATGGTTTCCTTATCTTTGAACACATGGATCCAGACCCTGTGATGATGCGTATCAAACCCAAAAAAATCAAATAACGGTTTCGGGCTTGGGAATATCGAATACCCCCTGCTGGAATAATAAGAACGGACCTTATTGTCTATCTTCCGGCTTTTTGTAATCGTTGAACTGGCTTTTGTTTTCATATTTATTTTCTCCCTGGGTATGAACATCAGGTTGAGGCGCGACGCCTTCCGGGATATAAGTGACCGTCCTCTTTTCCAATTCTCCGAGGTATTCAACGATGTCCCGCTGGTACCGGTCAACCTTCTTTGCGTTATCAATAACCAGGTCGATACGTTTTGTTATCTCAGACAACAAGCTCTGTGCCGTCTGTACGTCATTCTCGATATATTTCCCGTCGGGAGTCTTACGAACGAGTGTTTTTAGTATTTCCCTGTCGTTTATCCTCAAGGCCCACGCGTTTAAATGTTCTAAATTCATAATCCATTTCTCCTTTTTTTATTAACTCATATATAAGCCGATGCACTTCATCGGGGTTTATGTTTAAGACGCTGCTATTTTTTAAATAATTTAAGAATCCGTTCTTTTCCCAGCTGCTCTTAAAAAAGCCATGCTGGAATTCGGATTCGCATTTTATCAAATACCCGGCAAGATCAGTTACAAGCTCATCCGTATTAAGCCCGGCAAAATACGGCGTATCTGTACCGCCGGTTTCAATGATCGCCAACAGTTGGTACGTTTGATATACAGAAAACTTATACTTATGTGCAATCTGTATTGTCCTTTTGAGGTCGAGTAATTCTTGCAATGACCAGCTCCTCCTTTATAAACATTTTTTCTTCTCCGTTAACATTCGCTTTAACGATCATGTCCGGCTCGGCGATAACAATATCTCCAACCATTATCCCGACGGAGGCCATTGAGCTAATTAACTCTTGATCTTTATAAGTCTTAACAACCTCATACTCATTACAATCATCCCACGCGATATCGCTGCGCTGGACCTGCTTAACCTGAATGTACCCGTTAACTGGATCCATAATTTTCTCCTTTGTCTTTAAGATTTATCTTTTCTGTTATTTTTTGGAACATAAGCTTCCAATCATTTCTTGTCCCATTGAATTGATGAAAATATAACAAGGCATAAATATTCATACGAAGAGAATAAGGATAATTTCTTTTATCAAACTCTTTATCAAGCTGGAACATAAAATCAACAAGATCGTTTACAACTGCATGCTCCATAATTTTCTCCTTACATTGACTTTGGTTTTGGTGTCCTTGCCGGTTCAACCTCTTCATCCTCTGAACACAAACATTCCGTGGTTAGAAGCATTCCGGCGACAGAAGCGGCATTGACCAAGGCGGTCTTAACAACCTTAGCGGGGTCAATAACACCCATTTCCATCAGGTCACCGTATTTATTTGTTAGAAAATCGTACCCGTCATTAACGCCGAGCATCAATTTAATTTGGGCGATGATCTCAGACCCTTCAACCCCGGCGTTAAAAGCGATCTGAATTAACGGAGCGCGCAATGCTTTTTTAACAATGCGTTGGCCAATCAACTCCTCTTCCGTTTCCTTTCCTGTTTCTTTGATGGAGTCGGTTGAATGAAGGTACGCCAAACCGCCGCCTGGAACGATGCCGTCCTCAAGAGCCGCCCTGGTAGCCAAAAGCGAGTCCTCGATCCTCATTTTCTTTTCCTTCTGTTCAACCTCGGTCGGCGCGCCGACTTTGATAACGGCAACCCCGTTTGTTAGCTTTGATAATCGTTCCCGGAGCTTTTCCCGGTCATAATCGCTTTCTGATTTTTCGATCTGCTGTTTTATAGACGTTATTCGGCCTTCAATAACCGATTTGTCACCTTTGCCATCAACTATGGTTGTAAAATGGCGCGTGGCTTTGATCGTTTCACATTCGCCTAAATGGCTAAGATCAGCGTCTTCAGGCCGAAGGCCGCTTACCGGCCCTATGATGCTGCCGCCGGTTAATGCCGCAATATCACTTAATTGTTCTGTTCTAAACTCACCAAAATACGGAGATTTTACAACAACAAGTGAAATATTATTCTTCATCCTTGTCTGGACAAGGTTTTGTAATACGGATGCGTGGACCGAATTAGCCATCAAACAGACTGCCCGGCCGGTGTTGATCGCTTTCTCAATGATCCCCTTGATCTGATTAACATGAGAAATGTCGCCATCGATAATGATTATGTACGGCTTTGACATATTAGCTTCCATCTTAACCGGGTCGGTAATGAAATACGGGCTCATTAACCCTTCCATGAGCTGCATCCCTTCCATGATCTCAATAAAAGTATCGCTCCCCTGGTAATTATCCTCAATGGTAATAACGCCGTCTTCCCCGGCCGTCTTTACCGCTTCATTGATCAATTCGCCGATCCCGCGGTCATTATTAGCTGATAACGAGGCAACTTTTATGATTGTTTCCTCTTCGATCAATTTTATCTTTGTGCTGTCAATGTATTTAATGACCTCTTCAACCGCTTTATCGATGCCCCGTTTGATTAAGATCGGGTTTGCCCCTGATTTAAGGACTTTTAACCCTTCCGTAAAGATTTCCTGGGCAAGTAATGTGGCCGTTGTTGTCCCGTCGCCGGCGTCATCAGCCGTTTTCTGGGCCACTTGTCGTACCAATAAAAGGCCGAGTTGTTCGTCCGGATCCTTTGCTTCAACCTGTCGCGCTACAGTTACCCCGTCCTTTGTGCATACCGGATAACCATAATGGAACCCAAAAATCATATTCCGCCCGCGTGGCCCGAGTGTGACCTTTACCGAATTTGCAATAAGGTCAACGCCTCTTTTAAGTTTTTCCCTGGCTTCGTCCGAAAATGTTACTGACTTCATACTGCCTCCTTTAAGTTGATCATTTCTTTCAGCGCTTTAGGCGCCTCGTTAATATTAAAAACGGTACATCTGTAAATCTTACCCTTTATTCTCCGACATGCCATTGGCTCCAGGAATCCCGGCGTTTTACTGATCAATTCTCTAACGGCACCCCTTAAGATAAGCTTATCAGTTTTCTTATTGGCATACGCCCAATCGATCCAAAGTTCAATAAGCGCGGTCGTATGAATAAATAACAACGACCCGCGGATGACAAACGGAATATCTCCTTTCCAGGCGTTACTTTTAAAATCTTTTACATTTTCAAAAAATCCCATAATTATTTTCCTTTCATATATCTTCTATGGTTATCATACCTTTTACACTCCAATATTTAGACACCCGACTATCCCAGATGTGGGCATCACTATCATAAATCGAGTCTAAAAGCGCCTTTTCAAGATTATCCTTGTCCGGCTTTATTTTATGCGGCTGGCCAAGCATTGCCTCACGTTTTTTCTTAGGCCAGGATACCGGCATTGGTAAATAAAATTTTATCCAGGACCCGCTTTCCGGGACAATAATACCCAATTCTCTTACTTTATCCTTAAATTCCCAATACCGCATTACACAATCCCTCTTTTTCCAACGATCAGCGCGTGTCATCCTCGGTTTACCCATGGCAGTTATTTCATATATTTTCATATATTTTTAACTATTATGTATCTTATAATCTAATTCATAAATAGCTGTCTTTAACTTTTCATGACTAGGTATATCTGGCTCCGGAATATGGCCTTTAGCCCACCTCATCCAGTATAAATTTGATAAATTATGATTTTTTATATTCATTTTTTGTTCTAAATAATCTGAAACGTCCTTCCTGAACCAAAATTCCTTATTGCTATTGACGCGACGCTTCTCAAGAACGCCAGATGCATAATATTCATTCATAACTAACGGGACTGTTGGCAACATCTTATATTTCATATATTCAAGATTATTAATAATCCAATATGAAATCTCTTCATCAGCGGCTTTTAGATCAACTTTGCTTAAATTAACAAGCTTTTTTAGTGTTTCCATCTCTGGTGACGAACTATTTAAGATAGTGCTGAAAATTTTTATGTTCTTTACTGGAGTTTGGTTCATTTTTATACCACCTATCCCAGCCCTCAGCATTCCTGAAGGCCGCTTTCCAATCCTTCATTTTGTTTTTGCCAACCATCCAACCCTTTGATGCATAAAAATCTAAGAATATTTGAGGTATGACCACACTATTCCGTTCATTAGCATACGCTTTTACTTCTTCTAAAGTTGGTTCTTTGAACCCCCCATATACATTCTTCTTAATGTTTATTAATGCTTTATAATGTTTGTTTGTGTTCACTCGTTGTTCACTCGTTGTTCGCTGGTTGTTCACTGGTTGTTCATTTTGTTGTTCAGAAATATATAATTCCCCGACGTCATTCGATTGTTCATCTTGTTGTTCGCTTTTTGGGTCTTTTTTGATTTTACCTGCCTTTTTCGTTGCACCGTCGAGGGATTCTTCTAAACCGTTGTCATTCAAAGTATTATGAACCTTAATTCCGTTGTTCACCTGTTGTTCACTTTGCTGGTATTGAGCGTAATTAAATATTGATACCAAAGTAAATACGTTATTTTTTCGCTGTTCAATTAGGCGTTCTTTTTCAAATAAATTTAATAGCCTATAAATCTTATTTTCGTCTATTCCGGTCTTTTCGCTTAAAGCTTTTCGGCCAGAAACAAATTGACCGCACCGGCACAACATCTTTTTACCATTAAACATAAATACGCGATCTTTATGGTTTGCCATAAGAAGGATACAACACCATAGATGAAATGTTTCAGAATCAAGAAATATGAAACTATCCTCAATTTTACGCCAGAGCTTTACGTATCCACGATGCATTAAATGTCTTTCATTAGGCTGTGGCTGGATGGTAAAGCAGAGACCAGAGCCAGCCGATCAGCCGTTATTATTCTTTTATGCTTCCATCAGGGTATTCTTTGTATGCTGATGGCGGAATTTCTTGTGACGGAATATTTTCCTGTTTTTCCTGTTCCTGACTTGGTACAGGGATGCCTCTAGGAACGTCAGAATTGCCACTAGAATCGATTTTTACGCCTTCATTGACCTCTATAGTATCCCCATCCCAATCTGCTTCATTTACGGCTTGTGGGATATCGGCAGAAATTGTGTTTTTTATTGTTTCATCCGCGCTTATTTGTGTTTGGATTTCTGATGAAAGAGGAAGAAGCTTGCATAAACGCTTAACCGCTGTTTTTTTTGCCATTTCAGCCGGCCATGTAGTCCAAGGGCTATAATCTGAATTCTTTGATTTAGATGCGGCTTTTACATTATCTATTTCATCTTTTTGAAGATACACAAAAACCTTTTCGTTAGCATTCATATTCTTGGCAATAGCGTAAACTCCTATAATATCGCCACGATTACCAGGAGCCGGGATATGCTTTAATTTAGGGGTTAACCCTAACTCATAATCAAAAATGTCCTTTTCGTGGACAACTTCGGCTGTAAGGACAACCGCGCGGCCTGAACGGTTAACAAGCTCACAAAGCCCTTTATATCCAACAATAAGCTGGACTTCATCTCTGTAACTTCCGTCTTTCTGCTTATTTTTGAACGGGACCAAATAGACGTGACCAAGATTGCCCGGCTGTAACCCAAGCTGAACCGTTTGAATGACGGCACTAATCAAGCTGGTTTGTGTGCATTTAGACAATTGTGGTGAAGACTTTAGGATCATTGTAAAGACACCGATCAGCCGCTCTGTAGTTATTGTCCGTGGTAAAGCGGCTTCAATGAGATCCTTTTTCTGTGTCAGGAAATCATAAACAGTAAGTATCTTATTTTCAGAAACCTGATTTATTACATCTTTTGTCGTGCTCATTCCTTTTCTCCTTTGTTTAACCTTATCCTTAAAACCCGCGAAGAGCTTTGGTAACTGTATTTATTAAAAACATCTGGTTGCTCAGATTTTAATGTTTTAGTATCAATTCTTGTGCTTGTCTGAGCCTTCCAGGTGACTAGATAGTTTGATGTTTTTATTCCCAAGTTATCCCCTACGACCATTTTCAATTTAGCTTCAATATCATCCTGCTGTTTTTTTAAATTACTTAGATCGTTTTTTGTTTGTTGTAATAAAGCAATGCTTGAGTTCATCTCCTCAATCGCCTGTATCTGATCATCGCTTTCAGGATAAAGCTCTGCAATGAAATCAGAATCCATCCCAAGGGCTATTGGCGGGGTATCATTCTTAACCATAGACCAAAAATCAAGAACGCCTTTCTCGATCTTGTCAGACAGCACAGCATCAAAATCAATTTTCTTATAAACAAATTTTTGACCGCCGATAAGGCACGCGATCCAGCCAACCCTTCTGCCGGACACAAGAAGATTAAACATGACTTGACAAATATATTCCCCGGGGATTTCTTCGCCTTCCCACTCTTTAGCTTTCCAGGCTGAACATGTTTTTACTTCCAACAATTCATCTGTTCCTTCTATTAACCGGTCAACCTGGCACTTCATAAAATTATATTTTGGATGCGTATATTGTTTTGGCGCGCGACGCACCTTCATGCCGGTTTTACGTGAAAATTTCTTTGCAACAAAATCCTCCAACTCTACCCCTAACTCAACAGCTTCAATATCACTTAAATCTTTCGCTCCAACGCGACCGGTCTTTTCAGACCATAATTGTAATGGCGAAACCCAACGGCTTATGCCAATAGCCGCGGCGGCATCGCTGCCTCCAATAAAAGTCTTTCTGTCTTCCGTCGTTATAACTTTTTTCATTAATCTCCCTCCAATAATAATTCATCTATTCTATCATCCGTATCATCATACGGATCTTTGCAATCTTCATCTTCATACGGGCCGTCTTGATCCGTCCAGTCCGGTATATAATTTGGATTAAATTCTTTATTAAAATCCCACATCGTTACTTTTCTTTTTCAATAATTCCTTTAATTCACTTATCCTGTGGTCCAACCAATCCCAAACATATTTATCCCCATGGTATTCCGCTAAACCTGCCTTGCCTTTGATTACTTCAAGTTCGTGGAGTAGCGCCTGATTATGTTCTTGCTCTGTCATCTTTCTCCTTCTTAGTCCTTAAGTAATTGTATTTTTGTTACAGCGAAAACACTCTGACTGGTTTGGGGAATAAACACTCCCACAACTGGGGCAAACCCAACCAGAGCTTGTGCTTATACTACAAACGCAAGTTTCAACTGGAACGGAATAACTTCCATAATCCCAATAAGACTTACCACACTTAGGACATTGCGTATTAGTATTTGTGTTCATATCTCTCCTCATATTGTTTCTAAATATTCTTCAGCCAATCTATAAATATCTTTCCATTCAAGCTCACCGATAATTTCCTCTTTCGTATCATCTTTAAATATTAAAGAATCTTTATAAACTTCAATACTTGCTCCATTGAGAAGAATACAATGTGGTGTATCTTTTGATAATGTCATATCTCTCCCCTCCTTAGTCCTGAACTAATATCCTATCCTTTCATAAGATTATATTGCGTGTTGGTTATACAATAGAAAAATATGCACAAAAATCATCACTATTATGTAAATTCCAAAAACTAATTATGTGTACCCACACTGTACCTGAACATTCTGTTTCCATATCCTATCCTTCTAATGTGTTGGGTTAAGCTTATTTTGCTTTTTAAGTCCTAACATCTTAATTAATGTTTTGGTTTGCCATTTTCTTTCAGCATCCCTAGCAGCATCCCTAGCAGCCCTAGCAGCAGCCCAAGCGGCAGCCCCAGCAGCCCTAGCGGCATCCCAAGCAGCAGCCCTAGCTGCATCCCCAGCAGCCCCAGCAGCAGCCCAAGCGGCATCCCAAGCGGCAGCCCTAGCGGCATCCCAAGCAGCAGCCCTAGCGGCATCCCAAGCAGCAGCCCTAGCTGCATCCCCAGCAGCCCAAGCGGCATCCCTAGCAGCATCCCCAGCGGCATCCCTAGCAGCAGCCCCAGCAGCAGCCCTAGCGGCATCCCAAGCAGCAGCCCAAGCGGCATCCCTAGCAGCAGCCCCAGCGGCATCCCCAGCAGCAGCCCTAGCAACAGCCAATTCTTCTTTGCTTATTTCCCCTAACGCAAATAGTCTAGCTTTTTCTATTACAATTCTAGGTCTTTTATCGTTAGGGTATTCCTTTTCAAATATCGGCAATACTCTTTTTGCACATTTGACAACGAATAGCCTTGCGTTCTTATCATTCCACGAATCAATACGCCTAATTAGCCTTGCCTGTTGGGCGACAACCTTATTGTCATCCTTAATAATGGTCCCCTTTAACTCAACTTCATAAAGTTCTTTGTTTGTCCATTGAATTAAATCTTTTTGTTCACAGGCATGATAACCCCTCTTACATAACCCAATATCTTCGATGAAGGGCATCCACTTGCCCTTACGTTTACCTTTAGGTAAATACCACTTGCCTGTGCCATAAGCTGGTTCGCCGTCTTTTTGAAGAAATTTGTAGTATTTCATATCCTATCCTTTGTTACCGTTACCATACATATATACCAAACCTAACACTTGTAAGGTAAACCGTACAATTAATTGTATGTATCCGTACAACTTGTTGTATGCACAAATACAATTACCATTCTCATCAACTTCCATCTGGTAATCGGTATCGTATATTGTTCCGCATTTGCACTTTAGCATACTCATTTTAATTACTCCTTAATGTTGTAATCACCATCAAATCGTGGATACAAATGTATATAATCCTCGTATTTTTTCCCGTAACAATACGGCTTTCCCCACTCAACCCATTCGTTTGGTTTTAGCTTATACAATCTGGCTAATTCTATTGCGCTAACATAGTGCATATCGTCGTCATTTTTTGACAACACTTCCCCTGCGTGTAGGGCATATTTCTTCATTTCAAGCACCCCCCGATGTTCTCGACGATGGCTTGGGCAGTTTCTTTATAGGTATGCCCAAGATATTCTGCTAAGTGGTATTTCATAATATTAATTACCTTCTCCACATCAATCAACTCCGAGAGGTCGATTTCTAGGTTGGAGATTTCGTCGAGTGTTAGGTTTGAATCAAATGCCCCACAGTCGCAATACTTCTCTTTTGAAGGGTTCCCAAAATATCTTGGCTCTCTAACGTAAATACAATCTTTACTATGTTCCATTTTCTCCGGCAACTCAACGACCTGCGATAGTTTAAGTTTCATTTGATTCCCCTTCTTTTATAAACTTATTTAATTTTGAACAAAGGGCATATTCAGGACTATTACACCATTTATCCCAATTATCCAATAAGAATTTAGCCAACTTAACATCAAGGCATATTACGTTTTTGGAGTTAATTTGTGTTATATCTGGGGTGGGCGGCATACCTGAAACACAACCTGTAAAAACACTTGTCACTCCATCATCTGAATCTCCTGCTTTATCTAATATAGCTAACACTTTCATTTCTCTCCCCCTTCAAGTGCGGTTTTGATGGCTTCAACAATAAGCTGGTTTAAGAAAAAACCCATTGGCGGAATACCATGTTCATCCGTATATTTGTCAGAAGTTTTCTGTATTGTTTGCGTTAATAATTTAACATCAACCCTCGGTCTGCCGAAGCGAGCGCAGATTGCTCTAGCAAAATGTTTCCACTTCTGAGGATACCCTGTTTTTCTTGTGTATTCCTCACAACTCTTAGAAACCAAACAAGCCTCTACCTTATCCTCCTCTAAACACTCCATCTCAAAACTATCCTCCTCAACAATCTTTGTTACTTTGTCGTGGAGTTGGTTGTAAGAAATGCTTTCTATATCACTACAACCTAAACCACTCATAACTTCCCTTTTTCCACCCATCTTCTCAAGCAACTTTTCTGTGTCAATTAGTTTCATATCTCATCCTTTGGTGTGGGTGTTAATCATTCGTTTCAGCTATTACAACAATTGCCCATTCTTCTTTATCGCTTATATATCTTCTCCAAACCATCTCAGCATCTTTTATTCTAGTAAAAAATGCTTTTTTCCTGTTTCCTTGATTTGTTGAATAATCAAACATAACAGAAAAATCTGATTTATTTTTAAATCCAAATATTGGCTTCATCTCAACTCCCTTCGTTTGATTCGTGGGCTATTAGGACATTTATAACCCTAATAACTTCATTCAGTTTTTCGGCTATCTCTCCAATTCTGTCATCTGTGTCGGTGTATAGCTCATCAATTTTATCCATTCTCAACTCCCTTTCACCCGTGTGGGTGGTTAATCACCCAAAAAATTTATCTTGACACTCTTGGCACATCCCAGATATTGTAAATTCTCTCTTACTTAATTCATCCTTAAAATTTTTGGCTTCTTTTAAACAAACAGCACATACATCAGATTTTATGCTTTCTCTCCTGCCTAATGGATTAGGTGTTATGCTGTCAATAAAATTTTCCAATGATTCACTCTTAACTGTTGGTTCCACCCCAATCCCCCTTTTCCTGTTGGTTAATTATGCCATAAACAGCATAAGTTTAGTGTTTTTGTGTGCTAAATATTTCATCACTCACCACCTAAGCGTTGTAGTGCTTCAGTAATAACATCAACAACATCGCATTCATCTGGGTTCCACTTCTTTAATGCTGGAACAATCGTATCAAGAACATCCGAAAGTTTAACGAGTTTTTCTTCTCCGAGTGGTTCGAGTTCGATAACCGCTCCGAGCGTACCGCCATTCAAATAAGATGAACCCTTAACTATATCCTGTACTTTTTACCCATTTCAATCTCCTTTTAAAGAACTTGGGGAGGCAGGGATTTGACTAGATTTGCGTCGGATTTACGTTAATTAGATTAACCACCTCACTAGTATAGTCACCCTGCAAGCGTCTATGGCGTTATCCATAGAATCTAGTGTTGCGTCTTTCTCGCTCTATTCCGCCACTCCCCAATTATCAAAAGAACAAAATCGGCACGTACGCTGATACGTCTACCCAAATTCTATCTGTGGCTGTGTTCAGGACACTTTTCAATAGTGGCGTCTGCCTTGGCACTACCACAAGCAACCCGTTAAACCCGTCGGCTAACCGTGATTCACCGATAGAAAGGCGTAACGCACCGATTTTTAAAGAACAATGGTCGAAGGGGGCAGGGTTTGACCTGCAATTCTCAATCCACCCATGAGCAACCCGTCGTCACGTCTGCTCGCCCGTGGTTCAAGCCGTCACATATCCACTTGAGAACTCACCACCTAGCGGCTCACTGTCCGCCACCCCGACGACCATATTGTTAAAGAACTAATTACACCAAGTACACATTGACTGGCAATAACCCCATTGATAACCCCTGGAAGTGCAGTCTGTAACACATTTCCAATCTGTTTGGCAATAAGCATAAGCTATTGTTGTGAATAATGACAATATTGCTAATAAGATCAATAATCTTTTCATTATATTCCTCCTTAAATTCCGCCCCTTTTGGAAGCACTACACGGTTGGCGTACCATTGGTAGGAGGGGCGGTTGGTTATTAAGAAAGATCTTCCTTTGCCGCCTTAGCTTCCGGTGATAGATCCGAGTCTAATTCATCCTGAAAATCATCGATTGGCCTGATAGATATCTTATTCACCGAGCTTTCTTTACTAACATATTCAATGACTTCGTCTAACAAAATGCAGGCGCAATCAATCTTTGCCTTGCTCGTCGGTTTTTCCAACATCTTCCGTATTGCTTTCAGATTGTTTAGAAGCATTCTTATATCCTTCCAATTTTATTTGATGTTCAGTTTTGGCTTGGTCATATTCTTTGTGGTTAACTTCTTTGTGGTTATTTTCCATATCTTTTATGACTATGGCTGCGCGTTGGCAAAATTCTTCATCGATCTTCTTGTCCGGGGGTTCATCCTTGTAAAATCTGACCCACATTTCAAGATCAAGAGCTTTTAAATAACCAACGCTCTTTGGGGTTAAATCAACTCCGGTAAGGTGTTTGATACGTTTTATTGCTGCGGACCTATTATGAAGGGCAGTCTGTTCACTATTCCCGCCCATAGGAATAAATGGTAGTTCAGGGGAATTCATTATTTATCCTTTACATCAACGGTTGATTCAGGCTCAGGCATGGTAATCTCTTCCGGGGGCTCACGTTTTTCCATCATCCGTAACGGGATATTATAAATCCAGCCTGTATCCACGCCCATCTTCTCCCGGATACGTATTACCTCTTTGCCTATATTCTGTTCGGACAATGTTGCATTATCAAATTCTTCAAGCTGTTTTTTTTGTAGTCCAATAATCTGCCTGCTGATCTGCATAAAATTATTGGCATGTTGCGCGTTTTCTTGAATGTGTTTCTCAATATCCGGTTTATACTTATCCGGGACATTAACACGTACAACCGTCTCGCCGGTGTTTGGGTCAACGAATTTCTCATCGAATTTTTGTTCTGTCATTGGTTTTCCTTTCAATTTGTAGGTGGGTTATCTGCTTGTTAACAACTATAACACAATTAACATTGTATGCAAGATATTTTTAAATTATTTTTGTCGTCGGGACTTGCGGATAATAGCTGGGGATGCTGCTTTAATATGCAGTATTTTACGTTCTAATTCACGCATTTTATCGGCGTCGTACATCTTTCGCATCTCACGTAAAATGATTTCTTTCTCCTCATTTGTTCTGGCGGTCATAAGCATATCAAGATATACGTTTGGCCCGCGCTCTTTTTCTTGTTTTATATCATCACGAATATTTTTCATTTGGCGTGTGGTTGGATTGTCATAAAGTTTTTTAGATATATCTTTTGATACTTTATTTAAGCTTTCTCCTTTTTCTATACGATCAGCCGCCTTATCTATAAGCTCACGCTTCAATATAGTTCTTTTGGCCTGATCCTTATCAATATCCTCACGAACCTTGCGTAATGACTCAGTTTTACCGTAATCACTTACTTTTATAAGCCTATTTACCCCTGGAACCTTCCTAATAATTGACTCAAATGTTGTCTGGCTCTTGTCAGAATACGTTGCAAATTGAACAAGGCCAGAGTTATTTGTCGTCCATTGTACCATTTTCTTTAAAGAAGGCCATCCTCCAGCCTTCCAGGCGGTGTCAGAAATAAGATATTGACCGCGGAAGGCATCATAAGGGTTTTTACCGGTTAAATACTGGATCCACGCCCCTGACATCTCAATACCAGGGGCAAGGCCAGGCATCTGACCAGATCCGAATGCGAAAATCTGTTGCAATTGTTTAGGGTCTTTTTCGTAAATTCCCATTCCAACTTTCCAAAAAATAGCTGTCATTAATCGTCCGGTTTCATCGTGAGGTATTCTAAAATAAACAGTCTTTCCGTTCGAATCTTTCCCGACCGGTATAATAATATAATTAGTCTTATCGTATTCACTTATATTATCGTATAAGTCTTTTATCTCTTTGCCGGCCAACCCTATAGAAGCAGCAATCATTAAAAATTTTGGCAATATATTTATTTTAAAATGTGACCACCAGAATCCGCTTCTTGTCTTTGGATGCGTAGCCAGCTGTGCATCTGCCTTCAGCCCTTCTTTCATAATATTAGAGAACATCCAGACTGAGTTTGTAACAGATGTTATCGTACCTCCTCGACGATAATTAGGAGTACCAATATAATTCCTTGTCATATACGAAACTTGTTTTTGACTAAGATTAGGATCGTCCTTTAATATATTATACCCGGCAATTTTAGATAAAGACTCTAACGTGCTGCCCATGAACCGAACCCCCTCCATAAAAGCTAACAACGGACGAAGTAACGGCTTCATTAATTTCTGGTATTGATGTTCCTCCCCTTTTAATATTCCAAGCTGTCTTAAAATACCGTGATAATCATCGCCATGAATATCAAAATTAAAATCTATAAAAGGAATGTCAAGGGCGTACGTACCAAGCATTTCTTTAATGGTGTTATCTTCTAAACCCATCTGTCTACGAATAGACGTCGGTAAAGCTTGAGCATACACAGATAGCAGTTTCAAAAGAGATACTTTCTGCCCCATAGCGTTCAAGTTTGCATAAGTACGCTTGAAGTCACGGATAGGGTTGAAAGCAAAAGCGAATCCAGGGTTATATGTAATATAAAGATTCTTAAATATTTGATTTCCGAAAACTTTATTTATTAAATGGCCAACAAGCATAACATCACCATCTTTGTTAGCTTCCACAGATTTTGCTATATACTGATCTACCTCATAAGCGGTAAGTTTCCCGTCTTCCAGAAGCTTAATTAATCCCATGCCGGATCCAGGCTTTGGTTTAGCAAAATTACCTCTAATATCTTTCTTAACAAGTTTAATTTCTCCCGGGAAAGATTTTTTAAGCCAATCACGCAACTGGTTTGCCGCCCTTTGTCTGGAATTTAACCGGTTTAAAGATATCATTTTTAAGATGGTAGTTATAAATGGATTCTCAATGTCAAGCAGGGTACCTTTCTGCATTTTTACAGTAGCCGGAACATGCTCTTGAAGATAATTTAAAACTCCAAAAGTTGCATAATACCCTTTATTTGGCTTGATAATATTCTCAAAGGTCTCTCTATTATAACTTCCGACTCTGACAGCCTCTTCAATTATAGGCCAAATTATTTCGTGGAAATCCCGAGCTATCCTTTCGATCTCATTAAATTTTTCAGGCCCGATCTTCTCTGCAAAGAATCTCATCTGTTCGGCTGCGCTCTTTGGTGAATACCCTAACGGATTTGCAATATCCTTCCTACCGGGGACATTAAAGAATTCTTTCTTCATCATCTCGCCTTCTTCTTCAGAAAAAGGCATAAATTCTTCTGGAGGAGATTGTATATCTCCCTGTAAGGGCATTTCAGGGCGGCCCATAACACGTTTTAGAAATAAATAAATACCTAAATCGTCATCTTTCATCCCAATCTCTGTTAAGGGCTTATTCACCTTATTATCAATATCGGACATTAAAAGAAAATTATCGTTGTCAACTAAGGATCTTTCTTCCAATTCATACTCCGGGCTTTCCGACGGTGGCAAGAATTCACCTTTACTTTCTATCGATCTGCGCTTTGCAATGATTGGATAATTAATATCATCAACCATCTGCCTTATTCGTTCCCAATAATTAACATTAGAAAGTTCTTTTTCTTTTCGTTTTTGATCGCGGAGTTCCTCCCCTTTGGCATACATCTGACGTATATCTTCGTCGCGCCTTTTCAATAACTCCGCCGGTTTACCATCAAGAATATCCTGGATATAAAAATATTCTTGTTTAACTAAAGATTTTTTATCAAGAGCCTCAAAAAATAATTCAAAAGTTTCCGGGGCGATCTTCTTTGCAAGACTTGGGTTGTTAAAAAGAACAGACACGAAATCAGCGTACAGTTCCACGCTGCTATAACGGTATTTTATATATCCTTCGCTTGATAGCGCTTCATCAAATGGTTTCCACTTTTTGGTCAAAGCTTTCAACTCTTCTCTTAATTCCTTATTTGTGACAACATTTTCCCCGAAAGTATTTTTTAAGAATTTCCTAAGAGAAAACAGCCGGCCATATATATTCCCACGCTTCATTGTATTCTGAGGAACATAATCAATCAAATGACCAATCTCATGCGCCAGAGTTGATGCCAATTGTTCCTCATTACCACGTTTGAATAATTCATAATTGATTCCTATTTGCCCCTGTTCACGCGGATAGAATTTACCGTAACTTGCAGGATATTTCTTTGGTATCGGTGGCCCGCCCATAATATCACTGGCAATCTTTACCATTTCGATAACTGGTATTGGCTTCACATCAACGGTTTCTGATTCTTGCGGGAGTCCTTCTGCTGTCTCATCGACGGAGCTAAGTTGCTCTGGGGATTCTTTATTCTTAGATCGCTGTCTTTCAATTAATGCTTTCTTATAATCATAAATATCTTTAGCAGCATCTAATATTTCTTGATCTGATAATGAATCAATCTTTTGTCTATCAATATCTGTACTCTTTTGCCCATGCCATTTTAAACTTTCTCGCATATTTCCGATAATATCTTTTCGAGTCATCCCGGCGGTTCCATCATTATCAAGATAACTTTTATATAAACTGCTCAATAAATTCTCAATAGAACCCCATTCTTCTGATACATTATCTCCCTCTACGTCTTGGCCTGTATTTGGATCTATAAGTCCTGGACTTCCTTCGCTTATACGTTCTGCGTAAACCGATTCTAAAGAATCCAATACTTCCTGGGTTAATCCTCTTTCGTACGCACCTTCTATGAAATACTCTAGTTCTGTTATGTTGAGCTTCCTAGCTTCATTCTCAATTTCCTGTAATTCCTTAGATTTGGTTCTTGGAGGACTGTCTTCTTCATCCCACGTATCTTCTTTACTAAGCGGTTCGTCTTGATTAGCCTTTCGTACAATTGCTGATGTTTCTGATTCCGAAATGCCTTCCGTATTGGCTTGTCCACCGTACACCTCCTTATGCCAGCCTCTTAATAATTGAGCGGTCTCAATCTGTTTATTAGTCAGCGGCTTATCATTATTAATTGCAGCAAACATTGGGACCATGTGATCGTGATTAAGCCCTATATTTTTCAACTCCGTCGGGAATGTTGAGGGGCTTCTTATCTTTGACCCTGGACGGTCACCAGGGATTAACGGACCTCCTGCCACCCAATCACCAGACAAAATCTCAACTTCTTTTAAAGCCTCTTTATCTTCTATAGTAAGAATAGGTTGCTTTGATGCCGGCTTATTTGATCGCAATACCCTTCCTTTTTTATCTCTCCTCAACGGCTCCGGTTCTACTTTAAAATTAAGAAGCCCTGGCTCCTCTGTAACCGTTGGTTCACTTGTTATTTGATCGAAAACATCTCCCTTACCTTGTTGGGGATTAATCTCAATAGGCTTTCCCTGCTCATCTCTGGCTATTCTTGGCTTTATATCAGACGGCTCAAAGGTTATTTGGTCAAATATATCTTTTCCTGGTTTAATTGGCTCTGCTTT